AATATTAGTAATTGGAGCAGGTGGTATTGGGAGTTTCTTGATACCGCTTTTAGACAAAGTAGAATTGTATGACATAACGGTAGCAGACCCCGATAAGGTAGAAACAAAGAATCTACCATATCAAAATTTTCAAGTAACAGATGTTGGAAATAATAAGGCATTAGTAATGAAAGACCATTATTCATTAACCAAAGCCATAATATATCCTATTCTAACTGAAAAACAAATGCAAGGATATGATTTGGTTATTTGTTGTGTAGATAATTTAGGCCTTAGAAGAACAATGTATAACACAAAGATTAAGTGGTTAGACTTGCGGGCGCAAGGCAGGAATGCCGCACTTGTGAGCCATAAAGCCGACATTAAGATGTATGAAAGTTTATTGGCAGGTAAAGACGGGTCATTCTCTTGTCAAGGAGATTCTTGGGATGGGAGTAACAAAGGAGTTCATTTTATGCAAGTTGCTATTGCGGGAATGGGCGCACAATGGATTCAAAGATACTTCAATGATGAAGAAGTATGTGACTTCAAGGTGGTGAATGTATGAGTAAAATGAAAGATAGATATTTCGATGAAATAAATAATGATGATGATGGATATGAAAAATATATGGAGGAACTAAGTGAGAAGAGGTTTTTGGCTGAGAGGCATATCATAGATAATTATGACAAAACAAAAAATATCAAAGATTTGTTTGAACCTATTTGGCATGCTTCCACTACAATTCTACCTCATTTAGAAGTTCAAGTTGTTATTGATGCTAACAGGGATATCCATGTCTCAACCGGAACAGCAGGATATGTAGACTTTCAAATAAATCCTGTTGGTATGAAACTACCTGTCGAATGTTGGATTCATACTCATCCTTTCGGTGTTGCTTATTTTAGTGGAACGGATATAGGAACTGTTAGAGTTTGGCAACCCATTATGAAAGAAGCCTATGTATTAGGCGGAGTAGAACATTATGGCCATTGGACTCAAGATAGACCTAATGCACTAGATATTTTTCATGACAATGAATATGAAGAAACACAAGTTTGGAATAGAAGAGGTGAAGAAGAATGAAAGCATATGGAGATTGGGTTGTTCTGGAAAGAACAACAAAGAAACTAGCAAGTGGATTAATGATTGATGCAGGTAATGTTGGATTAGTAGTAGATTCAGCAGATAAGAAAATCATAGGAAAGCGTGTTTTGTTTTCACAAAAGCATGAACAACATACCTATGGTGATTATTTCATGGTTCACAAAAATTCAGTAATGGCAATAATACAGGAAAAGGATGACGAATGATAATTAAAGGAACAGAAGTAAAAGAAAAACTATTGAAAGGAATAGACATAGTAGCAGAAACAGTAAAGCCTACACTTGGCCCACAAGCAAAAACAGTTATTCTTCAGGGCAAACCTCCTGTAATAATTAATGATGGAGTTACTATTACTAAATACATTAGTCACGATGACCCCTATATCAATATGGGAATTCAACTAGTTCAAAACTTAGCAAGTCAAGCACAAGATGAATCCGGTGATGGAACAACAACCGCTTGTGTTTTGGCTCAAGCAATATGTCATAAAATGCTAGAAGCAGATGTAAAGGATGTTCACTCCTTCAACAAAACACTTAATGAACTTAGAGATACTATTGTTAGGAATTTAATGCACAGTGCCAAAGAAGTAAAAGATACAGATGTTTTAGATGTAGCCACAATAGCCGCTAATAATGATAGTGAAATGGGTTCATTGATTAATGAAGCAGTGGGTATGGTTGGAAGAAGCGGAATAATAACAGTAGAAGAATCTAATTCTTACAAAACGGAATTAGTCCTACGAGAAGGACTGGAAATCAATGAGGGATATCTAAGTCATCTAATGTGTAATACAGATGGTGGAAAGGTGGTGTATGAGAATCCTATCATCTTCCTATCTAATTTATCTTTTAATGCCTTCAAAGACCTAATACCTATGCTTGAGTATGCTAGTCAATCGGGTAGACCCCTACTAATTTTATGTAAAGGTCTAGATAGTTCTGCCATGAATAATCTACTTATGAATATAATAAATAATACAGTTCAATGTTCAGCAATACTAGCACCTAACTTTGGTGATGAGCAATTGGATGAACTTCTAGACTTACAAACAGTGGTCGGAGGAAAGGTGTTTGCTTCAGAAGTAAAAGACGACCCTACTATATTTGTTGATGAGTCCTTTGGAAGTTGTGAACGGGTAGTTATAACAAAAGAAAAGACCACCTTTATCGGAACTAGCGGGACAGAAGAAGCAGTAGAAAATAGAATACAGGAACTAGCGAAAACTCTAGAGGAAATAAAGGGACATAGAGCCGCTAGACTAAAGAGCAGAATTGCTAGACTTAAGGGAGGTATTGCTACCATTAAGGTTGGTGCATCTTCAACTATAGAAATGAGAGAAAAGAAAGAAAGATTAGACGATGCTCTTAATGCTACTAAAGCCGCTTTAGAAGAGGGAATTGTAGTTGGTGGAGGACTAACTTTAATTCAGGCTTGCGATACCATACCTTCTAAATATAATTGGTTCAAAGAGGCGTTACAAGCACCTTACTTAACTCTATTACAAAATAGCGGAAGAGACGACTTGATGGCTATAATTAAGGATAAGCATGTTAGAAAGGATATCGCCAAAGGTAATGGATTTAATGCCCTAACTAATAAAATAGAGAATCTATCAAAAGCGGGTGTATTTGACCCAGTGAAAGTAACTAAGAGTAGTTTCTTAGCGGCTATGTCTATTGCTCAATTATTCTTTTCTACTGATGTAGCGGTTTTGTTACCGGAGGAATAAATATGGGATATAGAAAAATGAAAGATTTAGCCTGTTTTGTTGCTGTCAATCTCTATGATTGGGATAAGCAAGACATAGAAAATATGGTGCAACAAGTAGGTTGTATTGAAACCGTAGTTGATTTTCTTACAGCGTATGAACACAGATTCGGCCTTGACTTGAAAGATAAAATCGAATGGGCTTTGCTAGCGGAGGAATAGAATTGAAATGTCCGACTTGTTGGAGAAGAATGCAAGGATATTATGCTAGAAGATTTGGTAAGTGTAAATATTGTTTGGAGAGTGAAAAGAAATGAAAAAAAGAGCAGTAACAGTAACATTACCCGCACCGCATAAAGCACAGATTAAATGTCCTATTTGTAAAGGAAATAAGTGTATAGTTTGTAACATGACTGGTAATCTAAAGATAGATGTTGCACCAAAGATACCTATTCAAAGAGCGCATATCATAAAGTATGTTGTTGAGAACATACATGATATTGCAGGAGAAATCACAAAGAAATATGGTTTAGTTCCTGAAATAAATACGAAAGAAGTAATACAAGTGAATAACGGTCAATATGAGATAGTCCAAATATCTTCTTTGGGTGGGGCTTGTTGGGTAGTAAACAGATTAGACGAACTAGATACACCTAGATACTTTACTTCTAGAAAGGAACTAGATACATTCAAGCAGGGGTGGTTAAGTGAGTGAAATGCCAATAGTAGGAAGAATAATTAGAGATGCAACACAAGAAGTCTTAGTAAAAAGAGGAGTCTATTGGAATATAGAAGTTATGGATATTCGTTGGTTTAGAAACGATAAACCAACTAATAAAGGCATCAGGCTGAACATGGAAGAGGCTAAAACTCTTCTAAATATATTAAGGAGTGAATTAGATGACGGGAACTAAAGGAATAAGCAAAAAGTTTGCGAAGAGAAGTTTAGAGAAAGCAAATCAACTTAGGCAACATACGCCTAAAGCGTTAGAAGAATATTCTAAAAAGGCACATGAAATATTAGATTTGTTTTCTTGTTATTTAGAAAATAACATGAAAGTGCCACCAAACTCCGGCAGGGGTTGTCGAATGACAGAAGAACATATCGAATTACATTTCGGTAAGTTCTATTTAACAATGAGAAAAGCAATGGATAGTGAGAACAATGGATTTTAATAAATTATATTTAATATGCAATAACAATAAGAAATTTGACAACTGGACTCTAAAGTTCAAGAAGAAATTAACTGGTTTAGCCTTAGACCACTTCAATCAAGGTTGGGTTGATGTAAAACAAGGTAATTATTTAGCAAGGGCAATTTTCGTGTGCTACTGGGAAATTTATGCTAATGGTAATTTAGCAAAAGTAAGTCCTGCTATTACTCAAGCCACCTTAGTTCATTTAATGCACAGATTTCTAGAACAAGAAAGATTTGAAGAAGTCGAATTAATCCAACATATGATGACTAACTTCCTGAGACTATTGACTGTAGTAGAACAGGGGGAAGAAGAGTGACTGATAAATGGATAACAGTTTGCAGATTATTAGAACAAACAGAAAAAATATTTCCCTCGACTCAAGTAGTATTAGTATCAAGACAACTATCTCACTTCGATAACAAGGTGAATTTGTTTAAATTACTCTCTTTAGAATTACAAGAAAACAATATAGGCAAAGCCAAAGTAGAATTGTGGGTATCTAAAATATTTGATTTGTTTCCTGAAGAAGTTTCTAATGCAGTTTCTAATTACGGGGATATAGGTAGTGCTATCTATTTCTTAGAGATATCTAAGAAGGCATCAGATTTTACTTTAAAACAAATTTTAGATGTTCTTCAACTAGATTGTGCAAAATCCTCCGGTTCTACCTTTGACTTGATTAAAGAAATGGTAACTAAAATGTCCGACATAGAGAGAAAGTGGTTCTTCAGATTTTTAGTTAGAAAAACTAGGAATAATATGGGAGAAGGACAACTTAAAAAGATATTAGCAAAGCATTACAAACTAAAAGCAAAGGATGTAAAATCTCATTTAAACTTCAACTCATTCTCTGATGCTGTAAGTTATTATGAAATGAATGAAACGCCTCCGATGAATTTATCACATGGCTCTTTTGTAAAACCAATGTTAGCAAAAGAAGTTCCCATGAATAAGTGGCCGGAGAATAAAATCGTAGATTACAAGTATGATGGTAACAGATACCAAATACACAAGGAAGGGGATAATGTAATCATCTTTAATCGTAAAGGCTCTATTGTCACTCCACAGTTTCAAGATGTCGTGGAGCGAGTTAGAGAGTATGAAGTAGATTGTATTCTTGATGGTGAGATTTATCCAATCAATGATGATGGCTCACCTGCCGAACATAAACTAATGGGAACAAGAGTTCATTCTAAAAACCATGCAGAAGCAAGAGAGAAAGTCAAAGTCAAGTGGGTCATGTTTGATTGTTTGAAATATGATGGTGTCACTGTTATGAATTTACCCTACTGGCATAGATTAGAGTTCATTAAACGCTTACCCGACCAAGCACTTAGAATGAAAGGGGGTGGTGATGTTCTAGCATTCTATAATAGAGCGATTAACGATGGTTTTGAGGGTATTATTGTTAAGGATGCTTCTTTACCCTATGAAGCAGGTAAAAGAAGCGCAGGATGGGCTAAATATAAACCTCCACGCATTGAATTAGATGTGGCAATATTAGCGGCTAAATATGGCCAAGGTGATAAGTGTGATGTCTTTGCTTCATTCAACATAGGAGTAAAAACAGATGTAGGCTTTCATCCGGTTGGGTGGGTTGGAACAGGATTTTCGGATGATGAATTGTATGAATTAACTAAGTCTTTACGAAAGAATGTGGAGTATTTTTCTGGTGGAATTTACAAATTGCTTCCAAGAACAGTTTTAGAAGTTTCAGCAGATTTAGTGTCAATGGATGAAAAAGGAAACTATGGCCTTAGATTCCCTAGATGTAAAAGAATTAGAGAAGATAAATTCGTAGCAGACACAAATACTCTAGATGACATAATTAGATTATATTCCGAATAACGCTAAAGGTGATTATTTAATGACAACCATTAACATACCACAAGCACCTGAAATACCTGAGTGGATTGAAAAATATGGGTATGTAGATATTTTTTCATTTTTTGCTTATGGTAAACTATCTCAAGATGATGTTGATTTACTAATCAAAGGATTGATGATAGCGTCCGATTTCAATACCTTTGATAAAATAGCAATAGCGTTTGATTACATTGGAGAAGATGAAGCAAGGGCAGTGATGAAATACAGAGGAACTAGTATCAAATTTATCTTCGCTGGAGGGTATGCAGTCGTAGAAGATATGCTAACCACTACAATACTAGATGGTATAGATTACTTAAGATTCAAGGGAGATTATGTGGGACATACAAGGGGAGAATCAAATGTATAGTAAAGAAACACTAGCAGGAATAATATTATCAAATGCTACTTTACAAATACAGGCTAACAAAGACTTAGCGTATAAACTAGGATACTCGTTTAAAGTAAAAGTGGTTTTGAGAGGCAGGTCTGAGTATCTAGAAGGCATACATAGAAGTCTGTTACAGCAACAGATTAATTCTACTATTAGAGTAGTTGAAAGTAAAAATAGACCGAAACCAATACTGTTCATTAGTAGATTGAGTGATTTAATGAAACTTCAATTACTTATACCTAGAAACATACCCGCTAATAAATTTGATAGAAGAGTATTTGAACGACTAATAGAAATCCTAAGTAAAAAAGAACATCTAACTCTAAAGGGTTTAGATGAAATATTAAAAATAAAAGAGGCCTTATAATGGGACTAATAAATATAAATAAAGAAAAACCAATAATCATAGTAGGTAAAGTTGGAACGGGAAAAACAACTCAAGCCAAAAAGCAACTACCTAATGCTAGAGTAGTTTATGCAAATGATTGCGATATAGATATATTTTCTCTGTCTAGAGATAATGGATTAATAATAGAAGATGTTCATTTTAAACCGGATACTAAAATTATCTTAACTATAATTAGAAATTTTAGAGGTAAACTGATTCTAACTTCAATAAATCAAAAATCTATTCCTAAGCAAATAAAAACTATGTGTAAAATAAAAAGAGCAGGAAAAGAAAATTTTCTAAGAGAGAGTATAAATACTCTAGCACCGAGAAGTGTAGAACCCAACTCGTATGAAAGAGATACCTTTTCTCTAGTTCAGGACTATCTTAGAACAAAAGATAGAGAATTGATTTGTGAATTATTGAAGTTTAACAAACCAAGCGACATACAACTACTATCATGGTTAGATAATAATATTCACCCCAACAAAATAATGTTCGTTGATAGGGTAGTAAAGAGAAGATGGAAGTTAGATTACTTCTACGAACTGCTTAGTTATAGCCACGATGGTAATCATTTTGGTAGAACTGAAATGCCGAAAAGGGGTTCTTATTCTAAGATACCTTACTTAGCAAGAAAGATGAAAATCAAAGACTTCAGAGTTTTCAAACAATTGCTTACTGATGACGAATTCAAAGCATATGTCGGGACTAAGATGAGCAATTCAGATTATCGTAGTCTAGGCTTGGGTGAAAAAATAAAAATAAAAAAACAAAAAAGACCGGAACAATATCAAAAGACATTAGGTGATTATCTATGAAACACACGATACACGGACATCAATGCGTTAATTGTGGTAAAGGAATGAGGATAACTAAAAGAAGCAGAATGTCCTCGACAACAAAACTTTGTTTTTCCTGTCTCAAGAATAGAGACGACTTACCAGAAAAATACTTCTGTGAGGCAATTTCTAAATCAACTAAAAAAAGATGTAGAACGATAACAATGGAAAGATATTGCTCTCGGCATAAAAATGGAGATGAAAATAATGAAACACAAATTAGCAAGAAAAAGAATAACAAAAATGTTAGATGAAGATAATCTAACAACAGGACAAATAAAAGAAAAACTAATTAATGCAAAAACCGCAAAAGGCAGACCTTCTACAAAGGGAGTATTAACTAGTAACCAGTTACAAATGGTTCTAAGCCAAAACTATCGAAAGGTTAGTTTTTGCTCTAAAACAAGACAAGTAATATGGGGGAATAAATAATGGGATTTGAAATAGTAGTATTATTATTTTTGGCAGGTTTTCTTTATTGGTTAGGAGGCCTACTGATGCCGGAATTTAAACCAATACAACAAGAACTGATTAAATATGAGGAGGAATAAAAATGAAAAGTGAAGATTTAGAAAGAAAAAGTGAAGAACTAAAATCGAAAGCATACGAAGCCGAACAACTTGAACAACTACTTGAATGGGCTAATAGGGCAGAAGGCTACATTACTGATATTTTAGGTATGATAGAAGAGGTTAATATTCAAGAACCTCATGGTTGGTTAAGTGAAATTGTGTATAATTTAGTTAGCGAAATAGAATCTAAGTTGGAGGCTTTGTAATGTTATGGACAGAAAAATATAGACCAAGTAAATTAACTGAAATAAGAGGACAAACTAATTTTACAACAGATGCGTATAATTGGATTGAAGAAAACAATATGCCTAACTTGTTAATCTATGGTCAATATGGAACGGGTAAAACTGCGGCAAGTATTGTTTTAGCAAAGTCTATTCTAAAAGATGATTTCAAAAACAACTACATTGAAATCAATGCTTCGGATGATAGGAAACTAGAAACCGTTAGAACGACAATTAAGAATGTAGCACAAAGCATGACTTTGGGTGATGCACCATTTAGAATAATCCATTTAGATGAAATGGATGGTATGACAAGTGATGCTCAAAATGCCTTGAAGAGAATCATGGAAAGATATGCTGACAATGTTAGATTCATTATAACCTGTAATGATAGGAACAAAATTATATTTGCTCTACAAAGCAGATGTGCAAACTACAACTTCAAGCCAGTATCTAATGAATCCATGCTCGAAGTGGTCAAGGATATTCTATCAAAAGAGAGAGTTACGACCTTTCAAGAAGAGGACTTGAAGGAGTTTATATATTCTATGAATGGTGATTTACGCAGGGCAATTACTGAATTACAGGCCGCCAAATCAAGCAAGACCACACTTAAGAAACAGGTAGAATCGGGTCTAGAAGAATATCAAAAAATACTAATAAAAATAACAGATAAAAATTCCAACACAATTACTGATATGCACAATTTAATTTACGAGGGTAGGTCTATGAAAGAAATTTGTAACGGATTACACGATGTCGTGTTAGGTTCTACCGGACTAGATACAGCGCAGAAGTTCAAACTACTGCGTGTTATAGGAGAAGCCGAGTGGCGTTCTTCGACAATGACTCCAAAGATATTAGCGTCATGGATGGTGGGGCAATTACTTTAGAGAAAAATACAGGAGGTAAGTAAATGAATACTGAAATAAGTGAAGAAATGAAAAACGAAATAATGAAAAGTTTGCCATACATTGGCATGAACGAAGAAGAGGCAACAGCCAAATTCCTAGAAATTTGTGCTGAAAATGGTATTGAGCCAACCAACCCTATTGCTAAGGGTCTTTGGCGAAACTATGTTGCCAACAAAAGAAGGATGGATAACTCCAATACTTCAAATAGCGGAAACAATGATTTGTTTAAAACCGCTACAGGCTTCTTTGTTCTTCTAGAAGAACCTAGAGATATGATGGCGTGGAACAGGGCGCAGGCAAAAGAGCAGTTTATGAGAGATTCAGATAGTGCTTTAGAAAAGGGCTTTGTCGCAGTTGCAGAACAAAAAGAAAATGGGTATCTAGTTTCTAGATATCACGATGGCGAATACAGAGAGGCAACTTTGTCTAAATTACCTGAAGGTGCAGAAGAGAGTGATGATGGTCAAATCTTTATCCCTCTAGATAATACACCAGTCTACATGAATGGCGGCAAGAATGCTAACTACGGCAAGCCATTACCCAAAGAACTAATGAGAAGAATAGGTATTTTCTATGGAACAGTTACAGGTCAGTTTGAAGATATGAAACCATACTTCTTTTCCTACAAGAACAAAGGTGTAGACTTCAAACCAAAGACCTTTGATTGGGTTCAGTTTGTTTGTGTAGCAGGTTCTAATGGAACTGATATCTATGGAGCAACAGATACAACACTAAAGACATTAAGAAGATGTGAGGATGTTAATCCGGATGATGATAAATATGTTAATGTCAGCATGCTTGATATGCAAGCACTTGTTCAAAACAATTTTGATGATAACAAATGCGACCTAGTAGACCTTGATAGAGTTCATATCCTAAACCAAAATCTACCAACAAGAGAAAGATTTGTTATTACTCAAGGCTCTGTTGTTAGTCTAAACATGACACCAACATCTAATGGTAACAGAATACTAAACATAACAGATTTAACAGTAGAAATGGATTCATCTTCCTTTGAAGATGGCAGTCTATCTACTACTTGTTGGATTCCTGAAGCAATTGACATTGACTTTGGCATAGGTTCAGAGATTTTAGTTGCAGGAAGAACAAGTCAAAGAGTCATTGACGGTGAAGCAGACCCAGTTACAATTAATGTATCGGGAATGTATTGTCTATCTAAAGTAGGTTTAGCACCGGAAATCAGTGAAAGACTAAGTGAGGAAAACTACGACGAGTGGCTTTGATTACTTTCCAAGGGAATTAATTCCCCTCTTCAACAAGTGTAAGTGTGAACTTGTGGAAAAAGATTGATGCTCGAATGGGTGCGAAGCCTATTTTTAAGGAGAAATTAAAATGAGTTTAATACAAGATAAATTACTAATAAAACCAAATAGTTATGTCATTTCTTTGGAGGATGTTACTTTTATTTCCTACAAGGAAAACGAATCAAAACATGAAGAATATTGGCTAAAATTATATTTTGGAGATATGGAATCTAGTAGATTCGTTAGATATGTAGCAAGAACAAAAGACGAATTAAAAGAAATAGTGTATCAATGGGCGGGTCTAAAGGATATTGATATGACAGAGGATGACTTAGACACATTACAGAGGTGATAAAAATGATGAATATAAAAACAAATACAGAACAAGCGAAGCAAATGACCAATAACGCTAGAGTTATTGCATTTGCGGATAAACTAAAAGAACAAACAAGCAAGAGGTTGTCTAGAAATAACAGACTACTTTGTGGCATTTGGGGAGAACCTAAAACCGTTAAGAGTGGTCTAGCATTAGATTTTCCTAATAAGCAGGTTTATGTTTTGGATTGGGATAATGGTTGCGAACCAACATGGAGACAAAACCACCAAATGACTGAAAGAATTACTTTGTGGAATCCCGAAGTAAGAAACCAAAATGGAGAACTAGATATACAGAAGTCTGAAGCCAATTCAGAGGACTTTGTATTGTTTGTTAAATCTAAGATAGAAGCAGGGGAGGATGTCTTGTTTGTTTTTGATGGAGTAGATAAATGGCTAGACTGTTGCACACTTCATGTAACAGGTTCTTCTAAAATCGGCAAGCCACAAAAGATGAAGTTTGAGTGGGGCAAAAGAAATGCACCATTTTATTCTTTATTGAAGATGTGCTTAAATCTAAATTGTGACCAAATCTACATTACTCATGCCAAAGCAGACTATGGGGCAACAGGTGAAGTTATTGGTTCTAAACCTAATTGGCACAATCTAGGAGACATGCTACACCAAATCATCTACACTAGAAGAACAAAAAGAAAGAATGATGTAGTCTACAAAGCAGAACTACAAAGCAGTAAGTCTAATACCAAACTAGTTGGAAAGGTTTGGGAGTCTCTAGAAATCTCTAATGGAGAAGTAAAGTGGAACGGCCTTAAAGAACTAAAAGAGGGAAATATATGAAATTTGAAATACAAACGCAGGAATTAAAGAATGCACTAGAAAGAATGGAAATGAAAGGTAAATATGTTACCGTTGGCGGTTTCTCATCTTCTACTTTGGGCGAGAGCGTTTTAGGTTTTCTAAATGAACATGAACTTCATTTTATGAATGGTGATGCAACCACTATGGCTCTTTTATCCGTAGACATAGATAACCTAGAGGACGAAAGCGTTACACCATTTTGTTTTCAGTTTAAGGAATTAATGCCGTTTTTAAAGACCTTTAGTGGTAATCTAGTCTTAAAGATAGATGAAGGAAGAATGGAGATAGCAACCGAAGATGAAACTAATGTAGTAAAAATACCCTTAATACAAACTCCAGATAATTTACAAACAGTGTATAATATGAGAGCCATGCTAACTCAATTTACTAACTATAATAGAATAGTAGAATTTATTGATGGAGACGAACTACCAATGTTTAACAAAACAAAGTTAGAGTGCGCTTCTATATTTAATAATACAGAATTAACAAAGGCTCTAAAAACTTGTGAATTAATAGGCACGGGTATTTTTGAAATGGCTATAAATCATGAAAACGGAATGTTCGATATTCGTTCTACCTTACCAAATAAAGAATACATACACACTATGCAAGATGAGGAAGTAATAGTAGGTGAAGCATCAGTCAGTTTTACTTCTCCTGTATATTCTTTCTTTGAGAAAGACTCTGATTTAATTCTTCTAACAAAAGATGATTCACCAATAATATTAATTGCAGAAGATAGAGTTCTTCTTCGTGCGCCTAGAGTAAGAGGAGATTAAAATGATAATTAACGCCAGTAGAAATAAAAAACAAATATACAAATCATGGAGAGAAAATGGCGAAAAGAAGTTTGAAAGAGTAAACTTTAGACCTTACTTTTTCATTAAAGAAAATGAGCATAGACCTTCAAATTATCAAGTCACTAAATATGTTCAAGGTGAATTTGAATATGAAGATGGAGAGTTTTACAACTTACAGAAAGAAAAATTAGTAAAAGTATATTACGAAAGCGGTGCAGATAGCAAGGCTAAAAACTGTTTCAGAGAAACCTTTGAGGCAGATGTTCCTTATCATTTTAGGTATGCAGTAGACTGTATAGATGAAATGCCTATTTATGAAATGCGTAAATGGTATTGGGATATGGAATGGCAACAAGGCGGAGAACATGATGGTTGCATTACTACCATTGTGGTGTATGATAATTATGATAAGCAATACTATCAGTGGGCGTGGTTTCCAAATGATACGCCATTAGATAGTGTTTTTGATACACCCGATTATCAACATACAGGAATTAGATATATTTTTAATTCTGAAAAAGATATGATTGATTCTTTTATAGAAACTATGATGTTAAAAGACCCCGATATGTTGATTGCATGGTTTGGTCTTAAGTTCGACTTACCTAAGTTACTAGATAGAGCCTGTGCATTAGATATAAATCCATTATCAATGTCACCTATCAACCACATAAAGGGAATAAAACTAACTAAGAATAAATTTGTTTTTACCAAACAAGATGGCTACTCGCCAATAGAACAACCAATAGCGGGCAGGATAACACTTAATCTAGATTTAGCATTTGAAAGACAATGGAATGACTCTCAAAGAGGAACATTACCCTCATTGAGTCTTGATTATGTTTCTAAGACTTTATTTGACGAAGGTAAAGAAATGAATACTAAGTTCGATGACCCTAATGAATTTTATCGTAGAGCATGGTTAGAAGATACGGAAGCATACTTACATTATGCGTTAGTAGATGTAAAACTATTAGTTAAGATAGATGAAACTAACTTTTGTAGCGAAGCAATACTGTCACTACAAAGATTGCTGAAAGCACCATTTGATGCTTGCTTTTACGCTTCTCACATGGGTTCTATTTACTTTATGAGAAATGCTTGGTGGAAAGCACCAACTGGCGATAGAAGTGTAGAAAGAAGAGAATATGATGGGGCTATGATTTATGACCCATTAAGTGAACAAACTCAAGGCTTACATCTTAATGTAGCCGCTTTTGATTTTGCAGGTCTATATCCTTCGATGATGGTTGCTAGAAATATATCTTGGGAAACTAAATCAAACGACCCTACTGCCTTTGCTGTAAATATATCTACTCCTAGAGATTTTAGCGAAGTAACTACAACTAACATGATGTATTATTCTACAACTGAATTGGGTCTTTTACCTAAAGCAGTATTAGAATTAAAGGAGTTAAGAAACGACTACAAAAAGAGAATGAAGAACTCTGACAATAAATTAGAATATCAAAAGTGGTATAATAACCAAATGGCGGTCAAGAGATTAATGGCTTCCTTTTATGGTGTATTAGCATTTCAAGGGTTTGGTTGGGCTGATGTAGATTTAGCCGCTAGCATTACTGCTAGTGCTAGAGAGGCAATTAGATTAGCGGCGTTTAAAGCGAAGGAGTTGGAAGTATGAGTATAACAACAGTATGTAGAGAATGTGGAGAAACTTTTAGAAAGTTCTCTATCAAATCAAGGGAAAGAATATGTCAAGATTGTAAAGGAAGTAAGGGAAGAAATAGATATAAAGTTATGACAAATAATACTTTGAATGCTATAGGAACTATAGAAACTTTAGATAAAAAGGTTGCAGACCTCGCTACTTCTATTGATGTATTACATAGCACAATTGAAGTTGAAGTTCAGCATCAAATAACTAAGGGTCTTGAGCCAATTATAGAGAAACTAATAGAAGAAAAGAATAATCAACTAAAAGATATTATTATTTCTTCTATGACCAAAGCACAGAAAGCCCAAGAAGAAGTTAAAGAATTAACTAAACTAATAAAGGGCTATAAGAGTTCTAACACCAGAATGAAAAATAAAATAAAGAAGTTTGAGGAGATGCTAAACTATGAAGTGTAGAACACCTTTGAGATGCAGGCCGGAATTTGAAGGAAAAAATTATTGTAAAAGGTGTGCAGAAGAAACAAGGGCTGAGGCCGAAAAATTCTTAGATTTCATAGATAAAAGACAGTATCGTAAAGGAGATGAGGAAGAATGAAATACAAAACTTATGTTGGTGTTGAAATAGACCATGACAGTTTAGAAACACTAGAGATAACAATGCAAGAAGTCAAAGAAATTATGCAATACATGACTAACCTTAAGCGGAAGTTTAAGGTTTCTGTAGGCAGAACCGATGGAGAAGGAAGAACATTTTATACTAACATGAAGGAGTTGAATAGTAATGATGATGGACAAAACTAATGAACTCCTAGAAGATTTACTTGCTATGATAGCAAGAAGCAATAAGATATTGATGATGGTAAATATCGTGAACATCATAACCATCATAACTATAGTAACGGTGATAATATGAATAAAGAAGAAATGAAAAAGAAAATTGAAAAACTAGAAATGGAGATTAAAGGATTGGAGAATGACTTAGATGACATGCAACAACAACTAGAAGATGCTCTTAAGGTAAGAAAGGCAGTTGCAGAAATAGAAGAACACTTAGATAAACAACAAAAAGGTTTTGAAAGTCACTTTTTTCCTACGCTAAAATATTTCTTAAAGAAGTGATAGCATGAAAGTAGTTTATGGCCATACAGATTCTATTTATGTTCAAGTAGATTCTGTAGCAAAAGCGCAAATGATTTGTGCTGATATACAAGATAGTGTAAGAGAACATTTTCCTAATGTTATGGGATTAGAGCAACACCCAGTTGTATTAGAGTTCGAGAAATACTATTCAGCATTAGGTGTCGGCACAACTAAGAATAGAAACGCAGGAATGATTACATGGAAAGATGGCGAATGGCTAGATGAAGCAGAGTTCGTTATGACAGGCTTCACTGCTAAAAGAGTTAGTGAAACAAAGTTAGCCAAAGAAGTTCAAACAGATGTTTTGAAATGGTGGGTATCTCAAGAAACATTAGAGCAAATTAATTCTAAACTAAGTAGCACCTTTAATGATGTTCTTAGTGGTAATTACCCATTAGAGGATGTAATTAAAAGAAGTAGACTGAGAGAAGATAGGTTTACAGTTAAATGCCCTCAATGTAAAACCAAGTATGATTTAAGAAACATAAAAGAACTGAAATACTGTAAGAAGTGCAGTGTTAGTCCTTCTAAGTTTAGAACACTAGAGGGCAGAAACCCAAGTATCGGTTCAGGAATAGCGGGCGTAATTCATGCTTGTCAAAGCAATTCTAATACTTTTGATGATTCTTATCTTTATTTAAAAGTAATAAGTAAAGAAACATTTACTCATCCCTTAACTAAAGAGAACAAGCAAGTTCAGTATTTAGCAGGTTCTAATTATAAGGACTTTGAGGGTTCTTTGCCGGACTGGAAGCATTATGCAGAACAAGTGATTAGAAAAGCAGAACCGATTTATCGAGCGATGGATTGGGACATATCTAACATAAGAACAGGAACAATACAAAAAACACTAGGAGACTGGTTTTAATGAATTATGAAAATGAAATTAAAAATATGAAAGAATACACATACCAATGGAAGCCCGAAAATTATGACAAACCAAACGAACCAATATTAAAGGTCAGTAAATCTTCATTGGGTTCTTTTGATTGGTGTCCTAAAAAATATGAATTTAATTACATACAAAGACTACCACAAGACACAACGGATGCGATGTTAAAAGGAACAGTTCTACATAATCATAGAGAGGATTTCTTTAATGTCTTTGACATAAAGAAAGCCAACTCTATGAATGACTACGAAATACTTGAGTATTGCACTAGTCTTATGCCAATAGATGATTACTATGACATATCCCTAACAGTGGCCGCCTTTGAAGCACAACGCTTCATTGATGCTAAGAAAGAAAATAAAGTGCATGAGTATCTACCTGCTGTAAATGAAGGTTTATTCGATGCTGAAATAACAGTAGAGGCGGACTGGAATGAAAAGTTTCCACTAAGCAGGGACTATGTAATACACATTCAAGGTATCATTGATAGAATATTTGTAGAAGATAATAAGATTATACTCTTTGAATACAAGACCGGTGGATGGAAAGACTACAAAGCAACTAGCATGCGTAAAGAAATGGCTTTCTATCAATTACTTTTAGAAAGTGCTAGTGATGCTGTATTAGAGAAATATGGTCTAAATAGAGATATGGAGATTTCCCATTGGGGTTGGTATTACCCTGTATCTAATCATGTTCAAGTAGAGCCTATAAAAAAGCGAAGCATGACATCAGTAAAAAATAATCTTGCTAGGTTAATACATGCCTATGAGCAAGACCATTTCTCTACAAAATATTTCTACAAGACCTGCGCTCATTGTAGTTACTTTGGTATTTGTGAAGGTAATATGGAGAGTTGGATAGCATGAAGTTGGAATTTAATAATGGTATTGTTGATGTTGAGTATGATGCTTCTCCTAGCGGAGATAAATTTGCTAGAATAAGATTATCACCAACGAAGAAAGGTTGCACCATGAATCTATATGAAGAGATTAGTGATTGGGTTAAAACTCAAAAGATTGATGGCGAAGATTGTGAGCATACTGTATTACTTATGAAACATAAAGACCCCTATATGGTAGTATTCAAGAAGGTGACTGAATGAATAATATGGATAAACTAATTCAAAACAAAGTGCTGTCTAGAGAGTGGACTTTCCAAGAGATTGCACAACTTCACTCTACTATTGACTCCCTATCAAATGAAATAGTAAGTGAAATATCTTTGAAAGAAAGATTTGAACTCATCAAAGAACTAAGAATAAAGGACGACCATGTAGGTATTCCAATTGAACAAGTAATATCAGAATTAACTTTAATTAGCGTAAAGGTAGAAGTAGCGGAAAAAATAAGAATAATGCTTAATCAAGCAACAGTAAATTTTGGAGGTAATAAAAATGAAGTTTCCGAGAGAGATGTGGGCGGGCAGTCACATAAAAAACGCACCACAAATGAAAAGAATAATAGTAAAGAATAAAAGACAATTTCAAAAGTTTGTTGCATCACACAATGGCAAAGCCAATGTATATACTACAGTGTATGACTTTGAAGAGTTTAGCGAAACTGCTAAGGTTGATTCCTCTGTAGTGCTAAATAGAATATTCTTTGATTTTGATGCACACGAAGATGAACTGGCCGAAGCGTGGGAAGATACCAAATGTATGATTTCTTTTCTAAAAGATGCAAACTACAACTTATTTTTCTCTGGTAGAGGTTTTCATCTATTTGTGCATGGTGAGCCAACCGATACCATAAGAAATATTCAGTTCTATTTTAGAAAGGCTAAGAACTACTTAGAAAGTATAAGAGGTTACGATAACACTCTTGATGATAGAGTAGGGCAGACCACTAGACTTAGAAGAATGCCAAATACAGTTAATATGTCGGCAACTAATAGCAAAGGAGAAATGTTATTCTGCATTCCTTTATGCGAAGATGATTTAGACCTATCTATAGAAGAGATACTAAACCTTGCTACCAAACCTAGAAGTCCTGCCAAAAAAATAAACGGAAGCAAAAAAATAATATTTCCTGTATCTCCTCCTTTGAGAGAAATTGAAGGTGAAGTAAATGTCCCTAAAACGATAGGCTCAATGCCTATATTGCCTTGTTTGTATAATGCAATAATGACAGAGAATCCATCCCATTTATCTAGAGCATATCTAGTATCTTGGTATAGAGATTTAATATCCGGCTATCAAGATTTGAGAACGATGAAAGATAAGGAAGATACTCTGAATCTAATAGTAGATGAACTGGAAAGAGTCTTTGCTTCTTCTCAAGATGTATGGCTAGACTGGGATAAAATTACCACTAAAAATCATGCCAAGTTTACTGTTTATGGAAACTACAACACCCCCCACTGTGATAAGTTAATTAACGAAGGATTGTGTATAGGAAAGTGTTGGAGGTATTCTAGTGCTAGTGATTGATTCTAGAGAAAAATCTCTGCTTGCAGATTTAGTTAAAAAGAAGGCTAAGTCGCTTAATATTAAAACTGATATTAAATGGATAGAAGTAGGTGATTATGTTTATGATGATGTATGCTTTGAGGCTAAATCAGCAGTAGATTTTCTAGGTTCAGTTCTTAGTAAAAGAATGTGGACTCAACTAGACAATATGGACAGATGTTATAAAAATAATATATTATTAATCTACGGTGATTTAGATAAGGCAATAATGAAGGTAATAGAAAATAGTAAAAGTAAGTTACCAATACAAGGGAGAATAAAATTGTTTCACAATAAGTTTCTAGGGGGTTTATCTAGAATCATATTAGACACAGATGTTAAACCTATTTGGGTAAAGTCTGAAGAAGAAGCCGCCCTTATTATTACTTCTGTTAGCAAGATAAAACCAGTATCAAGAGATACGATACAACCACAAGTGCATAAAAGATTATCAACCGACGACCTACGACTAGATTTACTAACTAGCATTAAAGGGGTGTCGATTAAAAAAGCAAAACTATTGATTAAAAACTTCGGTTCAATAATGGAAATAGGTGAATGTTCAGTAAGAGAACTATGCAAATTAGAAGGGTTTGGAGACACCCTTTCCAAAAGAATACTCTCCACTTTAAACTCCGAAGATAAGGTGAAAATATGAATGAAAATGAAGAATATGAAATACAAGGATATCAGGAATTATATGAGGACATAGACGACTTCAAAGAGTATGATAATGCGCTTGTAGAAAGCGAGAAAGCCTACAAAGAATCTCTGCCTAAAGTAGTATTAGACTATGTTAAGTCAGCAGAAGAAGTTTCTCACTACAATGCTATACCCGCAAGCATAAGTTATTTTACTATATTAGGAAACATATGCAAAGACTTTGTGCATATCCCAAACGGTAGAAACCATGAAGATGTTAGAGTTCACTTTTGTTGGGTTCAAACTTCAGGGACTGGAAAAACTACATTATGGAATTTTGTAGAGGGAGTATCGGATTCTGTTTTTAATAAGATAAATCAAGAAGGAACACACCCTCCCTTTATAGACCCCGATACTAAAATAGGAGGTAAAAGATTTAGTGAAGATAATCCTAATGGGTTGCCTCTAATGGATAATGATGGCTTTCCTATTAAGTTCAATACCTTTAGTGTTATAGATTATACCGATTCTTCTCTAATTGGTAAGTTTGACCAACACATGACAGAAGAAGGAGAGAAGGAATTTAAGCGTAGAGCAGGAGTATTAGAAGGGATGGGATTAGCCCATTGGGATGAGTTTGAATACTCTGGTATCTTCAAACAAAGTCAGCACAAAGAAAACTCAATTGTGTATCTAAATACTCTTATGAACTCACTGGCAGGTAAGTCTTGGATAATCAGTAAAGCCTTAGATTCACAAGAAGGCAGAATAATGAATTGCTATGCTATGAGGTCAGTCTTTGCTACTACTTATCCTCCTAATAATATAAATCAAGTCATGGCAGAAAAGGGGGTTCTTCAAAGAATGCTTCTGTATATTTGGGAAGTTCCTGCATACAAACAACATGAAATGCGACTTAAGCAGTATGCAAAGTCCGGAACAATTGAAGATGTAGATACTCCGGTAGAAACATTCTCTGATGAAATGTTCGAGATTTACAAGGAACTTAGAAAGAAATACTATCAAAACGGTGGCAATCCCCTTTTGACAATTGAATACACTGATGAATATCGTTCTAGTTTGATGGAAGCATATAGACAGTTGCTAGGTGAAATGCGAGGAGTTCCGGAAAAAGTAACTAAGTTAGCATCTACTTTCCTATCTAGAATAATGGTAACTTTGATGAAAGTGTCTACGCTATGTTGCATAGCAGAAACATTAGAGAGAAAAGAAGAAGATAGGTTCAAGGTTACTGGAGATAATGTTCGTTCAGCAGGGCTAATTGTGCGACAATGTTATAAGACATTGTTAGAGTGGTTGGAACGAAGCCTAAGAAGTAAGAAGCCGGTATCAGCAAAAGCAGGAGAAAACTACAAAACAATGTTTACAGAAGCATATGAGGGCATGAAGAAAGATGATAAAGGCTATGTAAACAAGAAAATGTATATGTTAGAGGCTAGAAATAAATTAAAATTATCAAGGTCACAAACATATGAGGTTTACAACAAATACGGCAAAGACTACTTTGAAGAAATCAAAGAAGGAAGAAGTTTCTACATAAGAATAAAGAAAACAGGTGATGAAGAATGATGTGGGAAAATACATTTTTAGTGTTTGAAGTTAGTAAAGGGCCGAAAGTTATAATTGAATCTCTAGATAATTATGGTAAAGAGGGTTGGGAATTGTGTTCAATGCTTCTTGTTGCAGGCAATCAAATAGTAGCCTTTCTAAAAAGAAAGGTCGGAGATGAAGAACCTAAAGAAGATAAGGAAGAACAAAAGATTGCTAAACTTTGGTCTGCTGATGGTAAGTGATAGAATGTCAGTCTTAGCACTTGACATAGAAACAAAAAATATGTCTTATGAAATAGGGGGATTCTCAAATACCCATATGTTTCAAGTATCTACTGTTGCCACTTGGGATGGAAATACTGGAACTGTTTATGTTGATGAAAAAGTTGATTCTTTCGCTAAGTCAGGCCATATTATAAAATCTCTTAGAGAGTTAAAATATGATTTAGATGACAGTTTTGAAAAGGGAGTCAAACTACTAGGACATAATATAGCGGCATTTGACCTACCTATTCTTAGAGACTCTATGGACATATATTGTATTAATAAATATATTAAAAACAATCAATATATAGATACTTCCAAAATACTTCTAAAGGAACATAAAGAAAGATTCCAGTTGAAGAATTTAGTAAAATGCACGATGAACGACGCTAAACTTATGGATAGTGCTGATGCTCCTAAGTTGTGGAAAATGGGTCAGTATGATGAAGTAGTAGAGTATTGTATGAAAGATACTCAATTAGTTTATGACCTATGGCAGATAGGTAAGAGTCAAGGAAAAGTAAAAGCATTTTCAATAGATAAAGGAGAACATAAAGAACTGGAGGTGAATTGGTAATGGATGGTTGGGATTGGTTCGGCCTTATTGCCTTTCTAATCGTTCTTATGCTTCTGTTCTTCGCCGCTTTTGGTGGTTCTAATATCACTGACCAAAGCGTAGAAGATTACATGAGGCGTTTGATGCGAGAAGATAAAGGCGTTAAGTGATGGCATTAAAAGAAGTTTGTAGATACTGTGATGAATTAACAATACCTAGAAGAATCAGAGGATTCTATTTAGGTTCGGATGAGCAAGTTAATTTATGGGAATGTAGGCATTGTTTTGTTGTTTGGTCTGACAAGACTAGGCGGTAGAGGAGAAATAAAAATCTCCTCTGCCGCCCTTTTTTTTGGTTTTTTAAAAATCATCAATTTTTAGATTAAGGAAAAGTGAGCCTGCAAAATTAATTTTTTTCATCTAGTATAATAAATCCTATATCTTCTTTTTTATCGTAAGTTAAATAAATAGTAACAAAGCCTAAAATAAAACCAACTAGAAAAAACACAAAGAGTTGGCACAAAATGTAATTTAAAATCATATAAAATCAAAGCATCTACATTTCAGGAAGGTCGTGCAAAATATTCCAAAAGCCTATTTTGTTACAATAAGAATCATATTTGTGTTTCATAGCGGCAATGTAGCCATTATAAGATAATGGATTCCCACCGACCCATGAATCAAACCAACCAATATCCCAGTGCAAACCTGCGGGAACATTCCAAGTTTCTATATCCTCTTTAATCAGAGTAAATCTACTATCCTTTGCACAATAAGGCCAAACTAAATCTATTACATCCTGTGAGTTTTCTATAATTGTAACTGAATTAAAAGTATGATTATTTATTAGTTCTTTATTTAGAAAACCTATTCCCAAACCTGCTACCAATATATCTCCAGTTGCGTTATTCCAAAGCCACTTGTGCGTATGATATTCCCATGCACTATCCTTCATAATAGAACTGCCGAGGTCTAACTTAACCAATGAACACTCTCCATTATCCATTTCTACTTTCCAGTTTCCCTGCTCACCTTCCGGTATATTTATTCCCAACATAATAAAACCTCATGTCAAAGTAATTTCTACATCATGAAATGCTTGTTCTTGATTACCTGCGGTATTTGTGCTTACTGATTTATATGATATTTCAAACACTTCGCCTGCCGAGGGATTAGAACCAGTCCTTGCTCTCAAATCAAGTAAATTAATCAAATTTATATTAAAACTTGCGGGGGTGTTTGCTAGTCCTCCCGTTCCTAAAATTCCCCAATTGCTATTATTTGCGGCAGAGGGGGTCAGAAAATTATTAGCAAAATAGGGATAATCAACTGACTTTGCTAAGGAATTCTGTAGTGGAAAATTAGGTGTTTTTGTTGCCCCAAAAGGATTAAAAGTTTGTGTTCCCGACCAACCATTATTGATTGTAAGTATTTCATAAGAAACTAATGAACCTAATCCGTTAGGAACTTGTAAGAACATAGCAATATTAAGAAATACCTCTTCCGGCTCACTTAAAAATGGAAAATACGGGCTTGTTTGTCCTGTATTTGCTGAATTTAAAAAGGTATTAAGGGTAGAAGCAGGAAGAGTATAAGCACTTTTTATTTTATTTGTCCCAATTGCGGTTATTGTTGGAGAACTAAAACCCGTTATAGCCGTTCCTGTTCCTTGTTGTCTAGTTCCATTAATAAAATCAAAGAATAAAACATTTCGCCACATATACAAGTCTACTCCCCCACCCGCACCACTTACAGAACTATCAGAAAAATATGCTTGATTTAATGTAACTCCCGCAGGAATAGCGTTAGCCTCATCTTCGGCACAAGAACCCGCAATAGCGTTATACAAAATAATCAAACTCCTAGTGCAATCCAATTATTACTACCGATAGCAATACAAGTGACCGCATTATAAGTTGTTACCGTTATAGCCGCACCATTACTACCACCATTAATATTAGTAGAAACACTTGGGCTAACAGTAATACTACCGCCTGTTACATTTAGAATAGTATAATGTTCTCCCTCTGTGGAAGTAGCAGGTAAAGTTACATTTCCATTACATTTTAGATATGCTCCTGCGTGAGTTGCTTCTGTTAAAGTAGTGCTTGCTGAAACAGAAACCATTGGTAGTCTTGGGCTTCTAAATGTTCCTCCAGTAGCAACTTCTAATGTAGCAGTAGGATTTGTAGTTCCAATACCAACCTTGCCGTTTTCATCAATACGCATACTTTCCTTAACAGTCCAAGTATCATCATTAGAATCATTTTGTCTTAAAAATCTTATTTGTCCATCATCGCTTGATGATGTATTAGTAAAAATAATACCTGCTCCTCCTCTAGCATTTGTTCCCGATGCAAAACCATCATGCGTCCCTCCACTAACTGAATCATCTAATCTTAAATTTCCACCAACCATAGCATCTCCATTATCAATTGATAAGAAAGCGTATGCTCTACTGGAAGGAGAAGTAACCTCAACAGAATTTTCTACTGCTATTGCACCGGAGGCCATTATTGATACCGTATTATCATTAGCCCCCCTTACATCTAATTTAGCATCCGGCCCATCTGTTGCATTAGAAGTAGATTGCCCTATTCTAACACTAGATAATTCACCATCTATTTTTATTACTTCTGTATCGCTTCCACCATCATTAACATTAAAATTAATATCTTTGTTAGAAACAGTATTTTTAATGGTAATATTATCGCTAGATTCTGTTATTGTAAGTTCAGCCGCAGTTCCCAAACTTAATGACTTCACGCTAGTTACTCCTGTTCCGTCTACCGAAAATACTTCCGTTAGGGTATCAGTTAAATCTCCATCAGCGTCATCATCGGTTACTATCTCAAACTTTTCATCAGCCGTATTATCGCCCAATACAAATCTAACATCTGCATCTGCTATTTTATTATGAAAAGTAGTCTTAGTTGCACTTCCCTCAATTGACATGGCTTCTGTGTATCCTGAATTATCGTAGCCTACACTAACGGAATGTTCAGTCTTATTTACGGTAAGATACTGAATAGGCATAGGATTACTACCGTTATGTGTAACTACTGCTATAATAGTATCTCCTGTGGTATAGTCGGGAACTTTATCCTTTGCACTAGGGCTTCTAATAACAATGGCATTATTACTAGCCACTGACACTAAATGATAGGAGTTCTCACTAGCAGTAGTTCTACCTAAAGCCAAATTATTTACTGCTGAAATACTCACCCTTTTTCCATCTCTAAAAATAACTCCTGCTCCAACATCTATTTGTGTAGCACTATCAATGGTAATGTCAAAACCGCTAATTGCATAGTTTTGACCTAATCCATCGGATAGTGATTTTATTATTCCAGTATGAGGAAAATCTACACCATCCTCTATTTGATTAAAACTCGATGTCGTGCTTTGACTATAGTAATTAGGATTGCTTACCATTCTACTCTACCTCCATAATAATAAAAATTTCTAATGTAGCATCATTAGCAATCGGGCCAATTGCATCAAAGTTAATCCTTTGAATCATGTTTTGATTTCCCGAAGCATGATTAAATAAACCAACTTCTCTTATTGTGTTTCCATTCAAAGAAGTTCCCGCAATAGAAATTTTAGCCTCTATTACATTACTAGTAGAACTACTAGTAGTGGGGGTAATATTTAGGTTAAGAGGCACATCCAATGTGTCGCTTATCGGATTAGTAGAATTACCACCCTGTCCTACATCTGCTTTCAGCATTAATGTCTTGATATGTGTCGCCACTAATTCCTGCAATTTTTCTGTTATCATAGTAAATCTTCCTCTAGCAAAGTGGTGAGTGTGATGCTTCCTTCTGCAAACCCAAATGTATTGGTGTTTGTATTTAGTGTTGCCGCAAAGCCTAGATGGAAAGTCCCCGTTGCTGACCTAGTTCTAATTAAGAGAGAAATTTCTTTTAAGTTTACTTTCTCCAATAGGTCTACCGAAGAGGATTTTTCATTGAAAGACAATGCTCTCAAAGTGTTTGATGTAGCCTGTGTTTGTAACAGTAGTTCAGCAAACACATCTTCTAGTCTCTTAGAATATTTACCCATCTCTACTGTAACAAAACCACTGATGGGGTGAGCCACATCTAAAACGATGTAATTATCTAAACCAACATTCTCTTGCTTGGACTCGAATTGGATTATATCTCCAGCCCTTAATTGTTCGTGGCCTGTTGGTATAACTCTAACCTTTATTTTTTTACTTAGAGTTCCATGTATTCTTAGCAGTTTACTTGCTCTATCGTCCACATCTTGTTGGGTTATTAAGGTAGAATCAATCTCTTCAAGAGTTTTTCTTCCGATTTTCTGTATGCTACTCAGGTTCTTTTTATCTGCCTTGTGCGATGAGCCATAGACTATTACTTGATTATAAAAGTCAAAACCGCTATCAACAGTTTCATAATCTACTATTTTATCGTCATCTATTAGAATATTAGTTCTAAAAATAGTATCATCTCTGGGTTTAACACTAAATGAATTTTCATTAATTATTAAAGACAAATCCTTTCTTTCTAATACATAATTGATTGCAGAAAACAAAGAAGCCCCTATAAATTTAGGGGCAATAAACAACGGAAATGTTGGAGAAGTATTATCAAAAGTCAAACCTTCTTCTTCAAAAAGTTCATTTATTAGAGACTCAGATTCATCTGCTATTGTAGCCGTAGAACCTATACAAGCCCTGTTTGGATTTATTTTTAACTCTTCTAATGAATTAACTATAAATGTCTCTGAAACTGAGACTACTCCATTTAGTTTCTTTTTGTCTTTAATTACTAAACTATGAACATTTGTTGCTAAGGTCTTTGATGAGGTGTTACTCTTAAAAGAATTATCTCCATCACTATAAAATAATTCATATTCTCCTAATGGCAAAACACCGGTAGAAGAGGTTGTAATTAAATTGGTTGAGGATGTCTGTTCGTGTGCATCTAACATAACATACATGGATAATACTGCTTCGTTTGTAGTTTGATATTCTCTACCACCTTCGTTAAAAAAGTAATTATCTTTTTGCTTTCCATACATCTCTTCAGAATTGGCTTTTTTAGTATATTCCGGTCTTGGAACAAATAATTGTATATTATCGGGAGATTCTTCATAGAAGCAAACTGGATTAGGTTGCATTATTCTATATGCCTTTCCGTTAGTTAGGGCTACTTCTGTGTATAATTCTACTTGATTACTACCGTCTGTTACTTCTTGAGCATAAACATATATTGGTTGAACCTTATTACCTATTATAGAATCTACTGAACTGACACTAGGAGAACCACTCTCTTCTATCAAATAGCACCCTGTTAAATCAACAAATTTTAACCAAGCAGTTTTATCAGGATGATGAGGAGTAATTATTGTTTTGTAGATTTGGCTTCCGGAAGAACGATGCAAAACCCCTCCACTTATTTTACTAGAACCTGTATTATAAAATAACCTAAGTTTGAATCCAATAAATGCTCCATCCGCAGGAGATTCAATTGAGGTGTAATCTTTGGTTGAAGAATCATTAGTTCTAAAGAACTCTTTAAAATGATTTAATGAACATACATTTATTATTTCTCTACTGCCTATTGTTGTCCCGCCGGTTTCAATACCGCCAGCATTAGTTCCTAATACCCCTGTGCAGTTTCCCGCTTCTAGATTGTGATGAGAATCTTCAATGTCATATACATCTAAAATAACACCAATAGTTCCTCCATAAGAATTATTTTCTACGGCTTTTACAGTTTCTTGTGATGGAACTGTAAAAGCCCCATCTAAGGTCGCTACATAAAGACTATTATTAAACAACTTATCTCTGTAAATACTAGGTAAAACTACTTCCGCATCAGTAGGCATAGTTATAGCACCGCTATTTTTAGTGAAGGCATAATCAGCACTTTGTTCACCATAATTGTATTTAGTTGTTTTAGGAATAATAGCACCCTTTAAAGGATGATACCGGCTAGTAGCAGTTCCATCTATACTATCTATTTTATGCCTTCCGCCAATACCAGAGGAAAAGATATTCGTTATTCTAATAGGATTAGAATGAGTGCTAGAAAAGTCAGGAGTTCTAACAGTTCCAGTAATTCCGTGAACATCAGTTGTCCCGTTACTTGCTATTGTAGCAATATATTTATTATCACTAGTATATATGTCATCTCCTGCAACTAATGTTAAGGAGTTTTGAAATGTAATAGTATTACTAACACCGTTGATAGCGGTAATACTATTGCCTGTCAAGGCTATTCTTTGAAAGAAAGTATTCACCATTGAATTAGGATTTTCTCCATAAAATTCATCTGTGGCTTTTTCGGGGTTAATTAGATTAAAATTTTCATCATAAACACATTCAGTTAATCTCATTAAATTAAATCTCTTCAAATCAGAAAGTGTTTGTTCAGTGTTAAAGGATAGTGTCTGAAAGTTAGAATCTTTTAGAATAATATTTGCATTGTCTGTTTTTTTCGCATTATCTATCATTAGTAATTTATAATCATTAATCGTCTTAAGATTAGAAAATATACTACTACATCTATTTACATCATGCGGAAGAATATCACAAGTAATATACAGAAACAATCTAGGAAAAGAATAGTCCTTTCCTTCAAATATTAAACTCTGAGCAGAAGTAGAACTGTTAAAACCTAAAGCACTGATAGGGCTAGCAGAAAGAATACCGCTATTTCTTTTCATTCTTCTTTGATGTGTTATATTAGAACCGTAAGCACTAGTCATTCCTCTCATATCATATGGTATCTTTCTATTCGAGTCTGTTTTACCTTCTTCTATAACATTTGAAATACCAGAATTAACATTTGGTTTAAACTGATAAGAGGTAAAGTTTCTACTAAAATTATTTTTTCTAACACTGTAAAGTCCAGCAGTTATGTTATTAGAACCGTCATCAACTGTAAATTGCTCATCTCCTAATCTTTTAGTATCAGAGTTGAAGGACTTGTATATTGGCATCCCAAATTCTTTATTCATATCAGTAGTTCCTAGATGCATATTAAAGGGAACTAAACTAACATTACCATCAGAGGAGAAAGTATGGTGGGGTATTGTTACTATTTTTCCTCCCCATAGGTGTGCTGAATTGATAACATTTAGATGACTTCTTTTTCTAGTTGATAGAAAAATAACACTTCCTATATCAAAATCTAAAATATTGTTTGCGCTAGTTTGAGTTCTATCAAGCATCACTGATATTAGCGATGTGTTACTAGATGGGTTTCCGCTACCATATAAGTTAGCAACAGAATCTTGTTGGAATATATCTAAAACATAACCAATAAATCCTTTTGTTTCAGTAGCAGAACTAGCAAAGGTTTCGCAATATAATGGGTCGCCAATATTTACATTAGTCAGTGAAGAAGTTTGAAAGACTGCTTGACCGGAACTTGCATTAACTGTAACAACTGCGGCTTGAGTATAAGTCGTTTCTACTCTCTCAGCGTTAATACCTTCATATTGTATTTTCCTACCTAAAGTCAAAGGAATATAAGGGGCTAGTTCTATTTCCGTAATATTATCTTTTTTAGATGTAGATACCACTTCAAAGTCAATCAGCGTATCAACTGTGTCAAATGCAGTTTCCCCATTACTACCGATTTCATCCTTTAACTTACATTGAAAGGCATTATCGTTTGCTATACTAGAGGGACTATTTATGTGATAGCCAATTGCCGATTCATCATTATCATCGTATGCTCCGGTTGTAAGACTAAAAGAACCAAATGATGATGTCCCTACCAGACTTCCTCCTTCTGCCGCATCAAAGCCTAATCCTAAGTTCATATTGCCCGCAGTAAAGATAACTCCTTTACCGGCAGAACCTACTAAAGAAGTGGGGGAAGAAGAGGCAATATGAGAAGAACCAAGAGCCTTTGTAAAAATATAATTTTTCTCATTTTGTTTGTATATTGTTTCTCCTGCACTTACTCTAGTTATAGCCCTAGTTATCCCAACTTGGACTAAACTTCCGCTATAAGTGCTAACAGAAGTAACTCTGCCAATATATCCATTAATAGAAAATAACAAATCACCAACGACAGGCATTGAAGCAAAACTGGAAGAAGAAACTCCAAACTGAATAAGATTATCAAAACACTCTACTTCGTTAGGTGCAGAAGAACCATTACCTGCATATGTTATTGTTAATTTATTATACGGGCTAAATGAAGAATAGATAATATCTTCACTAAATGTAGTATCTTTATTGATAACAGGTGATAGTAACTTACTTAGTTTATCTCTACCTTTAATGTCTAAAAAAGTCTGAGAACCCTCTTTTGCCGTATCTATTTGCTCTACTTCTCCTTCAAACTTAAGAGAATATACAGTATATTCTCCCCTAATAAATTCTAAAGGATTAGTATAGTAACTATCTCCTGTATAAGATACGGTCATCATAGACTTATCTTTATCAACTGCTGAAATAGTAGCAAATAATTTATTTTCATTTGTGGAATTAAATACAATTTCTAAGTTGTCTGTTCTATTGATTAAGTTCATTGTGGTTATAATTGTATTATCTGTAGGATTATACGCCCTTCTCGAAAGAATATCATCAGCAGTAGGAGTAAAACTTAACGAAGTAAATGATTGAGCATTCTCTGTTCTTTTTTCTGCTCTAACTGTTAAAGTTTGTAGAGTTGCCGGATTAGTAAAAGAACCTATGCTAGACACTAACATTATCTTATCTTGTATTTTTACTTCATCTCCTACATTAAGAACCGTTCCTAAATCGTATTCAGTTCTAATGTTAAAGGTATTTGCTGATGCTTCGGAAACAAAAGAAGCCTTAAGTTCTATAAAATCATCTAGGTTAGCCCTATGTAATAAATTTCTAACCTTATATGGGTCAAAGACATTTATCTTTTTGTTCATTATTCTCCCATTATCTACTATTCTACTTTCGGAAAAACTACCTTGATTAATAGAATCTCTGGTTTCATTCTCTATTACTGCTGTAGCCAAATTACTTTTTTCGGGAGAATGACTGTAATGTAAGTATCTAGTCTGCCCTAGAGTATCTCTAGTTGTTATAGAATTATCACTACTTCTTCTAGCGTTTATGTAAGAATCTTTATACACATTATAGTCAAGAGAAACTGTTCCTCCTTCATTAGAAGTTGTGTTCCCACCTGCTCCGATATCTAATGTTCTAAGTTTATCAGTCATATTAACTACTAAAGAATATTTACTATAGTCAATTATTCTTTTACCAAAGTCTGAGACTGTTCTAAAAGTTATACCGTCCGAAGCGTGTTGTGCTATTGTTACAGTGGTAGAACTTCCTGCTTTTCCTAAAGCATAATACTTAGTGTTGTGGTCTAGTTCATTTTTTTTGTCTAATCTTTCATTAAAGAAATAAAATAAAGGTCTAGCGCAAACCAAGTTATCTTTTAAATTAGCACTAGAGGCATCTTGTTTTAACCCAACCGACAAAGCGACAATTTTATTGTTGGTATCATTTATTCCAGTAATGATTCTGTATTTTGTTCCTTTTGGTATTTCATTTCCTAATTTTGGCTCAAATTCAAACGCGTCACAGGTGCTAGTCCCATTACCATTATCTTCAACAATAAGATTAGTTACTTTAGCAAAATGGTGTTTCTTATCATCATCAGAATGAATTAATACAAAGTAATCTACTGTATCAAAATTATTAAATGTTAAAGTAGATTCACTTTTTATTCTAAAGCCTTTTGTCGTAGCCCCGTTGTTTAGTTCTGAACCTATTGTCATACTAGTGCTAAGGCTATCATCAGCCATAACAATAACAGAAATAAAATGTCCATCTGTAACACTACTTGTTTCTTGAAACTTTACATTAGTAGGTGCATCATCCTTTGCCGCAGTTGGGTTTGTATTGAAAGCCATTACTCATCAACCTCCTCGAATCTAAGATACACCAAAGCATCACTATAAGTCGGAGTAAGATTAGTTAAAGTAGAGAACACATCTTTTCTTTTATTCACTATTGACAACTCATGAAATTCTCCCATAAATTGTTTATTTGTGCTTGCTGAACCTGCTCCTGTATTTCCTTGACCATTAGCCCCTAAGAATAAATCCTCTCTAGCAAAGATAAAATCACCAGTATCTTGATGAGTTTCTTTCAGTATTCTAGAACCGTTTAAGTAAATAGAAACTTCTCTACTAGTATTATCAAATGAACATGCTATATGAAATGAATTATTTACATAAGCAGGGTCAGCCCTTCCCTTAACAAATACCTCACAACCCGCATTTATTATCGCTTCGTTCTCCGAAGAAATGCTATTGTTAGGAAAGTTCAACCTAGTAGTGCCTTTAGCAACAACAAATCCTATGTTTATGTATTGTGAATTTTGCCTTATGAATATATCTGTCTTGCCGTCACTAGCAAGAGAAACTTCTGTATTATCTAATGAAGAGAAGTTTATCTGTTCTGTTCCACCAAAGCCTAAAGCGGGGTCGTTTACTCCACTAGCCGCAATAGAAGTAGCGTCACCGATTTTAATATATTCAGTTCTACCATTTACTAACCCAGTTAAATCGTCATCACTAGAATATTTAACAAAAGAAGAACGATTTGGTTCTATAACAACAGGGCTAGTAAATGTTCTAACTGCATTACTTCCTATTTTTATCTTAGCCATAATCTTGTATCTAGCAGGATTATTCCTAGTTCTACCTGTCGTAGAATTAGGATGTGTCCCAGTAAAATCCGAATTCAATGCTTCATTTACTAGAAATAAAGAAAAATTAGTGCTGTGAAAAAGAGCCATTTCATGAGTATCTCTTTCTGTTTTATCTAGATATGTCTCTCCTTGAAGAACTGCATCGTTGGTTTCTGTAACTAAATGAGCAGGAAATATTTTTTTTGAGGTTAATCTATTAGGAACTGCCGCTTGACCACTAACATTAGTTCCTGCCCCCATTATATCGTAAGGTGTCACTACTGCCTCTATTGTAAACGAACCAGTATGCGCCCATATTCCATAAGTAATATCATCAGTAGTATCGCTAGATGTTCCAGCATCGGGTATATTTTCGGCATAGTCAATAGTAGCAAAACCATTACACATTACAGGAAATACCAAACTTCTTTGTTTTCCTACGAACACATTATACATCTATTCACCTCAAGGCAATACATCTGCAATAGTAAACTCCATACTAAATTCAATTTCAACTGTTTCGGCCGCTAAAGTAAAACTAAAACTAGATACAAATCCTTTCAGCCCTGTGCTTGTAAGACTAGTGGGAAAATTGTCCCTAGCCAAAAAAGCACCCTGATTATCTAGTTCTCCCGCCCCACCTCTAGCCTTGAAGGTAAAAGGTATCTGGGTTGTGCTTGTTCTCTGATTGTAATCCTTATCTACCTTAGAGTCCATTAGAATAGTTATTTCTTGAAACGCCTGATATTCATTTATTCCTGTAGCATCTACACCCGAAGCAATGAGTTGTGCAATCTCTTGTGCTGTAAACTCTAACGATTTAACAGCAGAAGCACTATCATTAGGGTCTATTCTCGTATGACTTCTTTTGAGAGTATCGTCCACAATAAAACCTGTCAAGGACAATCTTCTCTCGGCTTTACCAGTATCTAGAGCAATTGTTCTAGACTGACCTAATCCAATTCCGCCAAAGGGAATAGTAAAATTTGGAATATTTTTATCTACACTAAAAGCCGCAGAAGTTATTTTTAGCGGTATAGTGTCTACCGTTAAATCACTACCACTGAATTTTTGTAATTTTAAGTAAACATAATCTGACATCTAATCACCTATATAGAATTCCTAAAAGAAGAACGCCTATTTATTTTAGTGCTAACCATTCTTCCTATTTCATCAGCAACCTTTCTCATTTCATCTCTTGATGTATCTTTAGCGTTAATGGTTATGTTGAAGTTATTTACAGTCGAACCCATCATACTTTTAGTATCTTTATCATTGTAAACTCTAGAACCTGCATTCAATCTAACTAATTCTGCCCCTCTTTCTCCGACTAATTGCATACCAGTCTTTCTAACTAAACCACCATCAGCATAAGAACCTGCTATATTTATTCCAGAACCTAATTCAATTCCTCCTCCGATTTGTTTATTGAAGTTATTAACGGCCTTTGAAAACTTATCTCCAATACCTCCGAAAAAGTCCTTTGTTTTATCAACTGCCGCCCTCACTATGCTCACTCTAAGAATAGCGTCCTTTAGTCCCTTTAAACCATCTTGTAACAATATACTACCTACTTTGTATACCGCAATACCTATCAAAGCGACTAACCAAACCGGAGCACCTAATATGAACGATGTTACTGCAATTAACGCACCTGCGGCTAGAGCAATTTTACCCTTAGTAGATAATTCTGATATTTTCTCTATTATTGTGGCAAATAATCCAAATCCTACTCCCGCAACAAAGGTAATTATCGCTCCTCCTAATGTTATTAGTAGGCCTACTGCTAATTGTAATATTCCCCACGATAGCGTTATTATGCTATTTATGAAATCAGTTAAAGTGCCGTCTCCGAAAAATACATTAAATATTCCTTTTAATCCATTAAAGATATCTTTCATGGCAGGTAAAATTAAACTCAAACCAAATAAAACTACAGCCTTAGTAGCCGTAAGTGCTTTTTTAATAGTTGGCCCTAATAATTTTAAGATAATATATAATCCTGAAACAAAAGCAAGGAAGGCTGTAAAAAAGAAAGCCACTCTTCTTCCTATTAATGTAATAGTATTGCCTATTGATTTCATGACATCTGCAAATTTAATATTTTTTAGTTTTTCTAAAAATTCTTCTCTTTTCTTTTGAAATGGAGTTAGTTGTTTTACAAACCTTCCTGCCCTTTCTCCTTCTCTAAGACCTCTACTAATTCTTCTTCCTGCTATATTTTTTCTAGTGTCTAAACCAAAGAATGTTCCTAACTTGCTAGTTCGTATATCCTTTATCATTTTCTTACCTAAGAATCCTCCGCTATAACTTAAGAATTTGCCGACATTTCCTAATGCTTTCGATAATTTACTGACCTCTTCGGTTGTCTCTGTTATTTCTTTTTTTGCTCTTGGAAATGCAGTTCTTAATGTTCCTCCGATAAATTGGAAAGTCAATGCAATCTTATTTAATACAGCGAAAGAACCCGGAACAAAGCCGAAAAAGAACCTTCTAAATTTAGACGCTTCAAAACCTAATATTCTAACATCTTCTTCTGTTTTTGTCAAAAACTCGGCAAAGTATTCTAATACTGTTCCGCCTTGTTTCCTATAAGACATTAATGTTCTAGGACTAAACAACTCAAATCTTTTGGGGTCTGCTCTTTCCGATAAGTCTTTTAGTGTGTCTTTAAAGATTTGAGTTCTTTTGTTTGCTCTTGTTATGGCTACTCCAAAAGCATTTACTTTATTTCCAAATTTGTCTACTTTATCTCCGGCCTCATCAACAAGTGGTGCGGTTTTTTCTAATAGAGATTTAATGTCGTTTAACAACCGCATAGTAGCGTTATTTGCCATTTGACCTACCATATTAAACACCTTAAGTTTTCATTTGTCTTTTAGCCTTCTCCATCTCTTCTGCTTCAAGTTCCTTAACTGTTTGATGTATAAATAACATTTCCTTAACTAAACTAGCGGGCATTCTATAAACTTCCAACGGACTTATAGAAAAAGTAGTTGCTAAAGTATAAACTACTATTTTAGATAAGACTTGAGGAGAGCCATTTCCTGTCCTAATTGCTCTCCTCATCATTCGTTTTTTTCTTCATCACCACTTTCTGCTAATGGATTTGGCAAAATCTCTTTTATTTGGTCGCCAACATAAGGAGTTAATCTAAGAATATCAATTGCTGAAAGACTTGGTTCTGTTTTTACAATAAAGTTTTCAACCATGTATTTGAACATGCCATTTATATCAATGTCCATACTTTGCGTTTTAGCATCTATTTTCATTAATGTATTAATGGCTCTATCGACTTCTATCCATGTAGGTTCTTTTACCCATATTTTTAGATATTCATCGCTTTCAGGTGCTACTTTAATATAATGTAGCGTAGGCTCACTTGGCGCAAATAGCGCACTCTTATCACTTATTATTTTCTTTTCAGTCATATTATCCACCTTCAAAACCAACAAACAAACAAACGGTGTTGGTGGAATGTAACTTATTCAGACTTTGGTTCTTCTTTTTTCTCCTCAGTCTTTTTAGTTTCAGTTTTTTTAGCCCTAGACTTCTTAGGCTTTGATTTAGATTCTAACTCTTCTTGCATTCTCTTTAAATTCTTTTGAAATTTAGAACCCATTTGAATCACCCTTGTAACATCCAATGAGTTCTAACTTTACATTCTTGTAAGTCTCTTGGCATAATAGTAGCACTAACTTCTATTGGGCCTTTATCGTCGGGCATTGGAAATTCATTAGCACTTAAGAAATAGTTTTTGAACTTGAGAACTATATTTTCTCCAGTTGATTTAGTAAAAATTAATTCAACATGATTACTTCCAGTGTTTTCTGTATTATTGATTAGTTCTTTGTATAGTTGATTGTCAGTAACATATCCATTGAATTGTATCTCATATGTTCTTTGAGCAGGCAGAGCCTCTTGTATAGACTTATTGCCGACTCCCAAATATCTTTTATCTGTTAGAGAGTTATTCATGGTAAGAGTAAGACTAGTTACTTTCAAGAAGTCTACATTGAATGCTTTTAAACTTCCATCAGAAAAGAAAAATGGTTCTCTAAGTTCGGAGGCTGATGTAAAATTAAAGAAACTAGTCTCATCTGCTACTCCTCTTCTTGCTGTATATTCTTCATTAGATTCTAGGTTGTGAACATTTCTAGTATTAGCATTAACTGTCATCTTTACTTCTTCATTTTCGTTAGCAGTCATAGTTAGAGTATTGACCCTACATCCTCTAGCAATCTTAACGAAGTTAAATGACTCATTTGTTTCTACTGTTTCAGTTTCATAGATATCAGTTCCTCCATCATGGTCTACCAATTTACTAAATACTTGTTCTAGTGCAAACGATGGTAATAAATCTCCATCTTGTTCTGCAAAGGTATATTCTATTGCATCTTCAATTTTGCCATTTGTTCCAACAGTAGGCAAAGTTACAATATGTAGTCCAGAAATAGCATCTTGAGCAGGATTAACATAGGGAGTCATGACCGTTCCAATTGACCTATGAAAAATTGGCCCAGTTTCTTCTACATCATCATAATTAATGTATATGCCATTCTCACTAGCGGGAACAGCCCTATTAGCAGGATTGCTACCGCTAAGACCTGCTTCAACTAATACATCACTAGCATTTACATTTCCAATATCTACATTAGTGCATTTACCAAAGAAATAATAGAGCCATGTTCCTTGATTAGCGACAAGGTTGATATCTGCCGCACCTGCGGTTTCTATTCCCTTGTATTGATAAGTAAAGTTTCTTTTGCCACCTAATGAAATATTTGTTTGTTTCATTTCCACTTCCGTTGTTGGAAAGGTCAAAGATTCTACTATTCCCAACCAAGTATCGGCTAAGAGTGTTTTCTTATCAGTATTAATTTTTGGAGCAGGACAAGGCGCACCATAATTGTCTATTACAAAATAGTCCCCGCTACTTAGAGTAGCAGATGGAGTAAATGAGATTGTAGTTGCTGTGTTAGCAGTAATCCTATGGGTGGTTTGTAGAGCATTTCCCGAACTATATTTTCTAAATAAACAGCCGACATAAAGGTTATTTACTAAAGAAAAATCTGCTCCAAATACCACATCTGCTACTGTGGTAGTAGTAGACCCGTTAGCAGTAACCGTAGTTACAGTTCCACTAGTTTCTTGAATTGGAAAATAAATATCCAATTCCGGTATTTTCGTTATGCTTGCTCCACTTCCTAAAAATATATCTGTATTTTTTACCATATCAAACTCTCTCCCACTACTTACTTACAAACTACTACGGGATGCTTAGTCCAAATCTCTTTACCTCAAGCGATACTTTATATCCATATAATCTTTTTGTCCTATCATTACTCTCAGTTCTAGAACCTAAAAACAATTGACTAAACTTAGAGCCATCACTTGCGGTAAATCCTTTTCTATTATCCTCTATTACTTTTTTTAAAATAGCATATAAATCTCTTAGTCTATCTCTTCCATAATTTAGATTGTTATTTGCTCTTTCGTCATGTATAACCCTAAGATGTAAAGTAAAAGAATAAGTTTCATTTCTAATATCGTAATGAATTGTTGGGTAGTCTATGCTTTGAGAATCTTCAAAGACTAATATGGTTGCCCCACCACCACTGTTACTCATATCATATCTATTTCCCTTATTAGGTTGTAAAGTCCTAACATCAATTATAGTAGGTATTGTTATAGTATTATCTAAAGATAAAGCATCTCTAGCCCTACTCCATCGAGAAGAACTTTGCCCTGCATCAGTCCCCGTTAGTAATTCTACGATAATACTGACTTCATCCATGCTTCTACCTCTTCTTTAATTGAATTATTGACTTTTTTTAATATCTCTTCTTGTGCAAATTTGGCAACCTCTTCATCACTAAAACTGATATCAATACCTAATTGCTCTGATAGTTGTTGCGTTACCAATTGCCTTTCTTTCTGTATTCTAATTAATTCATCAATTTCTTTCATATCAATATAGAAGGCCATAGTAATCAATCCAAGAAATAAACTAAATCCTTTTTTCCATTCAAGGTTTCCATAGCCTCTTTTCTAAGAATATCATATTTTTCCTTAGTTGAAATATTAGCCCCTGTGTCTGTCACCAATATGCTTTGGTCATCATGTCTTAATATTTCAGCCGCCACTAATTTAGTAGTTGCTTCGTGGATTTGTGCAGGAACTCTACTATCTCCTGCCTCATAAGTTACTATGATAGAATTCTTGCTATGGAAAGGATACTCTTGCATGAAAAATATTCTTCCTTCTTCGGCAATAGTCCAAAAATCTCCTAGCCTTCTAACATCCTCTTTGTCAGTAAATCGAGATACCGAACATACACTAGGAACATCTTGATTTACTGAAACAAAATTAAGTGTATTTGTTCCAGCAGTTATTCCTGAGCCACTGTCTAAGACAACGGTATTAGTATCAGTAATAGAACTAATTGTTTTACTACCTGTTATACCTGCTCCACTTACCGTCATACCAACAGCAAGTTTTGAAGAATCTTCAACTGTAAGATTTGCAGAAGATAAAGTAGTAGTGCATGACTGTTGAGTAGTTATCTCAACAACACAATCCGAGCCGTCATCTCCTGCTAATAGAGAGGATATCAAGATATTACTTCCACTGCTTTTATCTTTTGAAGCGTAAAAGAAATCAGAAATAGATAATTGATTAGTTGTATCTAATAGTGCTTTGTGGTTTCTAGCCTTTGTAAATGATTGAGTTTTACTGGGCTTTTCTTCATTAATTAAAGAAATAATTTCATTAACAGTAGTCTTTATTCCAAACGCATTATTAAATTCACTATCTAATAGTCTTGGTGAAGAGGTCGTAACTATTTTATTTGAGGATTCTAAATTAAAAGAATAAGTGCTATTTGGTGTTTTAAGAGTTATTATTTTTATGTCCGTATGATTCTCTAACAGTCTTATTTGTGCTTGAGCCGATGCTAATTCTTCATAATGGCTACCTTGCCAAACTTGTAGAGATACAATCTTTCTAACTTTTAATGTAGGCAACTGAATAAAACCAACATACCCACCGTAGTAAGTATTCATTGGTAGGTTTTTAAATTGAAAATCATGAAACTCATCTCTAGTAATAATAGGCCGATAAGAACGCTTAGTTGTTTCATCAACAGTTCCTTCTATTCTTTTTATTATTTTACCTACTTGCGCCCTACTAGGATAGGTTGTATCGGTAAAATGTGCTATCTGTAACATATCTGCTACAGAGGCAAAGTCGGTATAAAATCCAACACCTTTATCATAAGCCCCTGTAAAAAAACCCAATGCTACAGTGTATGTAGCAACACCGTTTAGTTTCTCATCAAAAGAATAGTCGCTTGGATATCCAGTTGTTCCCATCAATATCCCTCTATTGTTTCTCTAATATCTAGTATTCTATTACTTAGGTCATCTAAGTATTCTCTCATGGCTTTATTTTGCCCTCTTCCTCTTAGTGGGCTTAGATTAAAAGAGGCGTATTTTTTAAGATAGACGCTATAAAATACTGCAACATCTTCTTCATTATCTTCCATTATTGGCTTACCGTCTTTATCTTTTTTATCGCCTTCTACTTGCATTAAATCTTCAACAGTAAATGCTGTTGCTTCATATTTATCTTTACCGAACTCACTACCTTCTATTATCTTAGAACCCTCAACAACCGCAGTTTCCGAAACTAAAGGAAGAAGAATGTATATTTGAGCCGCTTTCTTATTAGTTTCATAGAGTTTAATCCATCTCTTAGTTTTCATTTTTTTCTCTACGCTAATATCATCTAAGTCTTGTTTATTTAATTCATCTCTACTAAGCCTTCTTCTAGAATCTGCTCCGCCTTCTGCTGGAGTTATCTTAGGAGTTGGAACATTAGCGCCCGTAGGCCTAATTACATCTTTATCACTATAAGAAATTCCCAATACATCTAATAGTTTTTGGGAGGCAGTTTGGGGAGAACCAAGAATACTAGGTAATTTTACATTTGCTTTACCTGTTAGAATATAGTAATAAAGGTCTGCCCTTTGTTCTTCATTAAGACCCAAATCAGCATATTTACCGATATCGGTTTGTTTAACCTTATCTTTTCTATAAAACACATAATCGGAAAATGCTTCTCCATACTCTTCTTGCACTACTCTAAAGTCACCTTGTTCTATTTGTCTTGCTTCTGCTTCTGTAATGGGTTCGTCTCTTCTATCTATATATGCATACTTTAGTCTTTCTTGGCCTTGAAAATCTGAATCAAACAGAGCCTTATCTTTGAATTTACTAGTTCCTTCCTTTTTTATCATTTCAAATTTTTCATCGAAGAAACTATGAATTATCATTCTTATCTTATTGTTACCAAACCCAAACTTATCGTATGCTTTTTCTGCCTTTTTGTAAACAGGATTGTCACTAAAAATCAACAAATATTTATTTCCATCTACTTCTATTTCAGTTGTAGCGGCTCTCAATTCATTATATTCAGCAGTTATTTTTTGTCTCTCTTCTTTTAATTTATTGTAGATTTTTTGCCTAGCATTTTTATTTTCTTCACTATCTCCCTTTAGTCTATCGGGTATTCTGTATTCTTTCATAGGTATCAATGGATATTCTTCTTCCGCAGTAACATCAAAGTTTGGATTAATAGCAAACGCTTTTGGTATTCTATACTTTAAGGCAGTGAATTTACTATATTTATCTTTTATTTTAGCATCATCATCCGGTAGTGTTTCTTTTACTCTCTGTGTTAGTGTTTTTGTTTTCTTTTGTTCTCTAACAAATGAGGCCTCTACCATTAATTGATAGAGCGTTCCGTCTTGAACCATAGTGTTAAAATATTCGTCACCAATTGTCCTATCGAACCACTGTTCTAATTTTAAATTAAGTTCATCTATGAATTTGTAATCAAACTGTAGACCATCTTTAATTTCACCTTCTTCTATATATTTATTCATTGATGAAAATTTAATTGCGTTTTTAATCCCCTCTTTATCTATTGCACTATCAATTAGAATTTTTCCTCTCTTTGGTAGGAAGGTAACTTCTGCACCTGTATATCTAACAATTATGTTTTGTGCCTTTGCAATTAATTCCTCCATACCGTCATCTGTTGGAAAAGTCATAACAGAGTGTGCATTCTTAAACCCTCTATTGTTGCTTTTTGAAAAACTTAATTTGTTTTCGCCTGTTATAGTTTTAGCAGTTTTAAATCTTATTTCTGACTCTATTCCTAACGATAAAGAATCACTCTCAAATTCTTCATCTGACATATCTGCTTGTGATATTACCGCAACAATATCCTTTCTAATTTGTTCTCCTACATTAGCAATATCGCTGACCACTGTTCCACTTAACTGAGCAACTAATTTTTCATCAAACTCAGGATTATCTTCTTCTATGTTTTTAAGACTCGCCTCTGCCAGCATTTTTTCATCTTCTTCTTTTCTTTTTTCAGGCCGTCTCTTGACAAAACTACTATATGCTTGTCTGTTAGATTTTAAGTATAAAGTAAGAGGACTCTCTAATAATTCTTTAAAAACACCTTTTAGTTGTTCTGTTAATTGTTTAGGGTCATTATCTCTTGCCTCTATTAAATTTATTGACTGCTCGATGAGTTCAACGAAACCCTCGTCTTTACTAGTTCCTAAAATGTATTTTTCCATCTGTTCACTAATAAAATTTGATGCGGCAGGAAATCTTCTAGTTACTCCATCATAATCAAAAGCAACCATTTAACCAACTCACATTAACCATTTAGCCCAAGCCGCACCTTTCTGTATTGCACTACCTAAACCTAAACCGCTTTGTGGTGGTTCATAACTCATTTGTCCTTGAGCATCTATCCAATATGGTCTACCATATCCATCTGTTCCGCTAGGTGGAATAGGATATCCACTACCATTATTCATAGCACCCTGCATTTGATTATATTGTTGCATATTGCCAGTTAATCCTGCTATTGCCGCAGTAGCAGTAGGTTGAGCCATTTGTCCTCCACCACTGAATCCTTGAGACTCTAAGTATTGTTGCTTTGCTAATTTTCTTTGATTTACTACTTCTGTGTTGATAGCGGAATTAAGGAGTTTTTGAATATCCAAGTCTATATTTTCTTGAGTAATTTTCTCATATTCTCTAAGAGAATCCGCATTCACTATAATATTGCTACCATTAGAAGTAAGTTTTAGTTTTGATAGCATTTGGCTAACTACTCTTTCTATGACATCTTCCATCATTTGTTCTAAAGCCGTCAAAAACATTTCTCCATGATATTGGAAAAATTCTTCTACATGATTATCTTGTAGAGAAAGTAAGTTGTTCATTGACTTGAAGTTGTTTTGCTGACCTTGTTGAACAGCCCCTAAAACCGTTCCATTACTTGTTCCTAGTATTCCCATATCTATTCCTCCACGACTTCTTCAATAATTTCTTCTTTTACTTTTTTAATATCATCAACTTTAACTTCTTTATTTATCATTAAATAATTCAATCTATCTGTTAGTATATTTATTTCTCCAATTATCTCTACGGCTTCATTGGTCGCTGACCTGTTATCTCCTAAAGTTGGTGGCTTTATTAAATAACCGTTTGCTGTTAGTGCTACAATATCATCCTTTGTTAGATTAGATACTGGGCCGCTTTTTAAAATCTTAGGCATTTTAGGCTTAAATGCCTTAAAATCTAAGCCATGCTTATCTGCTAATATTTGCTGTTGTAGCATTTCTAATTGCATATACATTGAAGCATGTTTAGGGCAGTAAGTTCCCATTAATGGACGACCCTTTGTTACCTTATCTAGAGGAATAGGTGGCCTAAGATAATCTCCTGCTTCCCAAATATGATGCATTCCACATACAACACATCTATCCTTAAGATTAAATTTCTTTCCATATCTTAGAAATAGTAATTTCTTAGGTTCTGCTTTTAGGACAGCAGTTAATTCTGCTAATTGCTTTTTAGGTTTGATAGCCATAAAGTGATATTCTGTTACTGCCCCACTTGCTCTAGCCTGTTTAATAGGCGATAGGCCTAAATTCATATTATTCGTTTGTGCTAATATTTGCTGGTTTTGATACATCTTTTATTCCTCAATAATCCTTTATCATAGTAGTTATTCCTTTATACACCATTTCGGGGTCTGATTTTGCTGATACAATATATTTGAAACAAGGTATTCCCTTATCATTAAGTTGCCTCATACCATAAGAGAACGGCTCGAATATCTCATGTTTATCTATCGGCTTTTCACTTTTATATTTATCTCCCCAAATGTCATATTTATTAGCCCAAATAGCAACTGCCATTGGATAATCAGAATCTTTTTTCTTTCTTCCGGTAGGCCAACGACTAGCAGTAATAGTATCTACTAGAAATTTCCAAGCAACTTGATGGTCTAAATTAGAAGGATTATCTAAATGCCTATGGTCTACCATAAATATAACATATTTTACTCTACGAGTTTGCATATCTTTTACCCATTCTTTCCAGTAGATGGCTTCTCCTCCAATATCAGCACTCTTTATTGTATGCGAATCTCCGTCTAATTTTATCGTTTTTCTAGAAGCCCTATGCAACCCCACCGTTCTTTCATTTATCTGAGGAACTTCTCCTCTAGTTCTTAATTGATGACTTAAGGTTGTTTTACCAACCATAGTAGCGCCATAAACACCAAAGTTTATTGCATGAATTTTTTTGTAAAAACCTATTATGGCTTCACCAACTAATATGGCAAAGCCTGTCATTATTGACATATTAATGACTCCAAATATCTTTAACCCTCTCTATAATCCAACCCATTATATTGATGTCAAAGACTCCCATAATATTACCAATTAAGAACATAGACAAAGTAGAAAAGCCTCCCCAAAACCATGCTCTCATTTTCAAAAAGAAAATGTCTGCTGAGTGCGCTCTAGATTGATTATAGGCGTAGTCAGAATCAGAAAAACCCATTATATCTCCGAGAACCATTTAGCCACCCCTCATTGAAGGACTGCTAAAAACTCATTACTAACGGTATTTTCATCGTTTTCATTCTGATTCGCTGAATAGGTAAAACTAGTATTATATTGCTTTGCGCTTTCAGCCATCTTTCTTCTCTGTTGGTCATCTCTAGCCTTTCTTTCCCAAAACGCAGAAATCTTTCTATCTAGTAGCCAAATTTCTATCTTGTCATTTAGGGCTAAATCAAACAAAGCCTTCATTACCATAATTGCTCCGATTGTTCCTAGTCCAAATAATACGGAATGTGCTAAAGCACCATAGGGAAAACCAGTTCCTATTTTAGCATAAGCAAAGACATTAGCCCCACTTACTGCTCCAACAAAAAGTATAGTCATTACTAATCTAGTATCTTGATTTAAAACTGCCATTGTAAAACCTCATGAGAACTCAATAGAACAAGCCACTGCACCACTTACTTCCTCGAAAAATAATCCATTTTCACAAAGAACAGAATGCATATCAAACTCTATCGTTTGTCCCGAAGATAGTTTTAATCTTGCTATTTCTTTTCCGGAGTTACTAGTTCCATCAAATACTTTTACTTCTGCTGTGCTACCACCTACTTCACAAACATGGATAGAAACTAATCTACAACTGCCAGTAAAAACAGTTGCCGATGCAGTCAAAACTCCACTTGTTCTACAACCACCGCTAGGCATAATATCTCCTCAAACAGCGTTAGTTACAATACCTATTATAACTTTCCTAAGTCAATCTACTCCTTTTTTGGAGTTTTTGCCTTAGTAGTTTTAGGTTTTGTAGACTTAGGTTTGGTATTTCTAGTCTTTTTTACAGTCTTTGGTATTAGCAAATCCACTAAATCTTGATGGGTCTTTATCGCTTGTTTGGTCTCAAAAGCGGCCACTTTTAGTTTAGCCTCTTCTAAGTCAAGTATGGCTTTTTCATCTTCTTTAGTAAATGTAAACATAAAGTCTGGGTGTCCCAACATAGATATTGCAGACCTCAAAGGAAACTCAACGGGTGTATCTTTTGTTATCAATACACCCGCTAAGTTCTTTTTTTGTATTTCTGCTTTTTCTGTTAGTATAACAGTAGGCAATAAATCACCTCAAAGGTTTCCAAAGACCTTTAGTTTTACAGTTCCCAAATCACCGGATTGTAGAGAAGCCGACAACAAAGCGGCTGAACCTGTGGTATATGCATAAAGGTAAAAGAAAGTCTTATCCGCAGAGATATCTCCTATAATGTAGTGGCAGTCGTGGTCAGATTGACCCACTAATTCAACAGAAGTTATAGTGTCTAATCCAAAACTAGATGCTAAGATTTTTTCACCTGCATGAGTAAACTTTTCATTTCCTCCACCAGTATCGGCCGTAACTGTTTGAGCAGTAGTTAAACCAGTAGCGGTTAGCGCAGTTATTTTAATAACATCGTCATTGTTATTTGCGGCTGAACCTTCTACAACAACATGGTCGCCAACAACAAATCCATCATCCAAATAACTACCCGCATCTCTTGTGTAAGTTTGTAAAGCGGCAGTAATAGTTTGACTTGCCGCAGTAGCGGTTGTTCCTGTTCTGTAAGAAGAAATGGCTACACTACCCAATGCTATGTATTCATCACCAACGGCTCTAGGTTTAGTAAATCCCTTATGGTCGGGTAAAAGTGTTACAGTATTAGTCACTTAAACCACCTCAAAGTAGATTTGTAATCTTACCCTGTCCTCTAAAGTATGAACAACCAACCTCACCAATAGTTCGGTAAAGTGCTTGGTTTCCTAGAGTTCCAACACCGAATGGGTTTCCGTTACTAATACCATCTTCAAAGTATTGAGTTGGTTTCATAACTGATAGCCACAAATGGTCAGTATCTAGAATCAACATATCAGAAAGTCCAGTAGATAGAGAGTGGTGCTTTGTTGATGGCATAGCCGCAACAGGAATTAGTGGGATATCGTAATAAGTAGAAACTCTAAATCCGACTTCTTGACCCTTTACACCACGAACACCATTTACGGTTGGCACAATTTCTTTACCATCCATGAATCTTTCTTGTGCTTGTAGCAAATCACTCAATGTTTGTAGAGTATCATATCCAGTTAGTATAACCTTTGGAGAACCACCGTTTTGTCGAATTTCTCTTAGAGTTTGGTTAATCAAACTTAGAGTCAAAGACCTTTGGCCACTTGCTGAGTAAGTTCCATCATTTACAACTGCGTTCATGAAAGAAGAAGTTGTAGCGGCTCTATCACTGTTACCGAATAGAGTAGAAACTTCTGCTACACCATTTGTAGTGTCTGTATCATCGTATGTTCCGTTCTTAATCAAATCATTTGCTTTCATGTTCTGTAGTTCTTCGTTACTAGAAATAACCTTTAGTAATGAAGTATAGTTTCTTTCAATTGTAGCAATTGTTGTTGTTACTCCGCCATCGAAGTCATAAACTTCTAGAGGCATAACTAGCATTTGGTTCTGAACTTCTGCATGGTGCTTACCCATATCTTCACGCATTTGCGCTCTAATGTCGCCAATACCATCATCAATTTGTGCAAGTTCCATAGCAAGTTCGCTGAACTCAAATTGATGTGCAATAATCTTTGGGCTTGTAAATAGTGTAGAATACTTTGGTGCAATAGAAAACAACCCATCAGCGTTAGTTCCTAGTTTAGCATTTTCAGGAACACCACCAATCAAATCGGGTCTTAGTGTGCTTGCTCCAATAAAGGCATCAGAATTAGCCCCTGTTCTTGCGCTTACATCTAGTGAATTTCCACTACCACCAGCAGGTCTTTCTACCAATACTCTCCAACCACTTGAAACATATGGTCTCTTTGAAATAACTGAAAGTGCATTACATTCTCTGTTTAGCATTGACCAAACCTTTTGACCAAATACTCGGTTATATAAAGCGGCTCTATCTCCTATTGATGAAGTTCCGCTTCCTACTCCTAGTGTGGTATCATGGCCACTGTGTAGTGCTTGAACTGCACCACTTTGTTTTAGCAATTGACCGCTAATGCCCGATAGTCCGTATGTCTGTCTTTCTAAATCTGCTATTGTGTTAATATATCCTGTCATCTTAATAACCTCCTACCATTTTGTGAATCTCTGACCAATCCATTTCAGCCAAATCTTCCATACTTGGGAGTTCTTCTTCTGCCGCCTTTTGTGCCTTTAGAATTGTTTCTTTTTCAGCAGTCAAAGACTTTCTTAATTGAGTAAACTCATCTTTTAGAGATGCTATTTCGGCTTGAGCATCATATTGTGACTTTGCCAAAATATTTTCTCGATTTGCTCTTTCTGCGTTAAATCTTGCATTAAATTGCTTTTCTAAATTACTTAGAGCAATTTCTTCTAGTTGCTCTTGTCGATAAGACTCATATGCTTTCTCGATATTTAGGTTAGAAAGGTTTAGTGTATCTAATTCATCATTGTTAAATGCTTTAACAACAGGAAGTCCACTTGGCTTAGGATTGCCATTATCAATAACAATTCTATCAGCAGGTTCTCCAATTTCGACACCTGCTCCGTCCAATGTAGCAACATAGGCTTTATCTGCCATTTTGTCACCATATGCACCTCTTTCCATGTCATCAGTAGGGACATCTTGCATTCTTTCCATGTTTTTCATCCTTTCCATGTCTTTCATCCTTTCCATGTCCTTCATAGATTCCTTTTCTTCATCCATGTTTTCCATCATATTCTCATCTTCCATAGACTCTTTCATGGATTCTTTATCCTCCATCATTTCAGTGTCCATCATTTCGGCTTCTTCTTTTCGTAGCGTATTGACTTGCTCCATTAGAGTGTCAAGTTCCGCCAATGCTTTTTCTAACTTGCTCATATTTTTCACCTGTTTATCTTGCTTTAAAATATCAAATCTTGCTTCGGGATTTATTCCTTTTTCACAAATTGTTACCTCATGCAATTCCAGTTTGCTTATTTCATTGTAATCTCCTAACTCCGGATGACTTTTCTTTACTTTTTGTAATGCCTGTCCTCCTATGCTAAATGACCTCAATGAACCTTTTCTTACGCCTCTTCCTATTTCTTTGGCTTTTTCTATATCATCTCTTAACTTAATTACTACGAAGAAACCAACATCATCTACTTCTGTTTTCCACAATCTCCCCGTTTTATCTCGATATGATTTTACTACTTCTCCAACTTGAACATTTGAGTGATTTGTCATTACATTTCTAAACTTTGGATTTTGCATATACTTCTCTACTGCTTCTTCTAAAGCCTTTAGTGTAATTAAATCGTTTTGTTTATCCACGATTTCTATGCTTGCATATCCTCCAATCATCAAGTCTTGATTACTTTTTAAGATGCTAAAGTCGTTGGCTCTATTACTTATCACCGCAGAACTCATACCTCTCGTTTTAATGATTTTAAACTTTCACTATTTAAAGAACACGGTATTTTCTATTTATTTTGGTATTTTCACAGAATTAAATTTATCTTCGTAAATATCCCAAATACCCTCATCTCCGGCTTTATCGGCAGGTTTTTGTTTATATCCAGTCCATGCTAGCCACATCTTTTTATCTTCAACAGGTAAATATCTAATATGTAACTTAGTCTCAAATTTGTTACCTTCTAAGAAATATTCGTGATATCCATTTCTTTGTATTCCTAATTTTATCTTACCGTAATCAATGGTTTTTTTGTTTTGAACATTTTCTGAAACCTCAGCAGGGTATTTTCCCGCCGCACCAAATAAATCAAACAGTTCTTTTTCATCGTCAATCTCAATAGTCCAATGTAAATTTTTATCTTTTAATCTAATTGAAAATTGTATATTATTATCTTCTCTAAGTGATATTTTGAATTCACCCTCTCTATATTTTTCAGGAGTTTCATATTTTTTAATTTCGTCTGCACCAAATTTAAATTCGGGGTCTGCTTTTATTTTATTATTCTGTCCTTCTAATATCGGTTCTCGCTGAACAGCCCAATCTCTTAGTTTGTTTTGTTTAGCATCTAGTATATCTTGATACAAACTCCTATGATTAGTTATTAAGAATTCATGTAGTTGTCGAGTTGTCTGCTCTCCCTTCTTAGTTAGGAATTGATGAATAGCCGCAGTAAGTTCTCCCTGTTTTGTTTTCATTATCTCTATTGCCTTGCTTTTCCACATATCTAAATCTGCTAAAGCATTCTTTGACATTAAATTGTTTTCTTCAAAGCCATACAGGGTAAAACCATTCATATCGTATTTGAGAATAGCAGTAGTTTCTCCATGAACATAATCTGTTACCTTGATTCCTTTTTCCAATGCTGAAACATCATAGTTCAAAGACTTCTTTGTGTCTTTAGCAAGCATGGCTAAAGTAACTAATTTATCCGGATATTCTACTTCCGGAACTTCGATTACCTTAGCAGAAAATAAAGAGTAGCCGTTAGCCGTTTTCTTAACTTCATCTACCTTTACTCTAATAATATCCCCAACATCAACCGCTATCTTAGTGTTTAGTGCTTTACCTACATTTAGATATCTTGTATCATCTATTTCAACAGTATTAGGTATATCATCTAGTATTGGGCCAACTCCTACACTATAAGAATGCAAGCCACTTTTTGTCTTAGTTTTGCTAAGAACCACTACATCTAAATCTACAAACTTCTTCCATTTGACCCACTTAGGATTCTTTTTAGTTCCCACATAATATATTGAAGTAATGTCTTTTATCATGACTCCTTCCGCAGTAGGAATATCCATTATGTCTTTAGAGTATTCTGCTACCTCCTTAATTGAATCAGCAAAGCGAGTATCTTTCTTTGAGGGGAAAAGCAGAACATCAGAAGAGTGCTGTGAATAATTATTAAACAAAGTCCTAATTCTACTATCTAATTCTTCTTCTAATAACATTTGAGAATCGTGTCTCATAATATCAAAGACATGGGCTTTTAGAGTGGCTTCAGGATATTTATTTTTAAACACATGAGCAATTGTATCAGCCCGATGCAGTGCTTCTTTACCATCAAATAAAATCAATTCTGCATCTAAAATACACTCTCCGAAGTGTTTTGCTTTTAATTCTTTAACTATGTCTTTACACTTTTCAGTAATATCCTTTTCATTATATGAGTATATCTTTACATTACCGTCTATCTTATGCAGTTGTATTCTCATACCGTCATACTTTTCTTGAACAATATATTCTCCACTAAATCCTTTTAGTTCGTTCATATCATTTATCTCAAATATTCTATACATTGGTTTGTTGGGAATAATAAAGTCGCTTTGGGCTTTTTCTGCTTTCTTCATATCAATATCTAAAAGTTCATCCCAATCTTCTTCACTGTGTTGTGAAAAGTAAATTAACTCTAACATATCCATAGCGGCTTTAACTTTGGATTTGACTTTTTTAGAATCTTTATCATCACCATAGTTTTCTATTATGTATAGTGCTACATCATCCGGTTCTAAATCTAGTCCTGCTAGTCCATCGGTTAAAGTATCCTCTTCCATATCTTTTATTTGTAGGGTTTCTTTTCCTAGCGCATGAGTGTTATCTCTGATAGCATAATGAACAAACTTAACCATAGATTCAGGATTATCTAGTAACTCTTCTAAGACACCCTCTCCAAATCTTTTGGCAAATGGGTCTATAACGACATCCGATTTATATCTAATAAGTTTAATATCTTCATAAAGTTCTCTTGCTTGAGGAGATGTGGGGTCACTAACATCTTGATGTTCTAATAGATTTCTTTCTATAAAGTTCTTTAATTCTCTGCCTGCTATATCTAAGTCATCATAAGATTCTCTAACTTGCTCTACAGCCTTTCTCCATTTGTGACCGTATTCTTTAGGGTCACTATTAGCCGATAAGAAAGCAACTCTAGATATCTCAAATAATTTTACTAACTCTACCGAAGGACGCTTATCCTTTTCTAAAGAGCCGAGTTTCAAAACAACCCCGCCCTTTAGAACTCATATGTATCTCCGGCTTGGCCGTAACCTACATTTGTTCCTTCTTTTTGACTTTCTGGAACATTTTCCTCTTCTTTTGCTTTAGGTCTTTTTAGTTTCACTGCTTCATTTTTATCTTCAGAGGGAAGCCTATTATTATCTGTAAGAGATTGATGTAGTATTTCTTTAACCTCTTTAGCCTTCTCTATGGTCATAGAAATGACTCTTTCTTCCTTTGTTACTCTTTCCGGCATATACATCATCCCATACTGTCTACCATTTTATGAATTTCGCTCCATTCCATGCCACTTACTTCTTCCTTAGTATCTATTACTTTCATTGTAGGAGATGGGCTATCAACAACAACAAAACCGGATTTCATTAATAGATTATCGTCATTGTAAACCGTTCTTTCTAAGTTTTCTATCTTAGCAGTAAGGGCTTTTATTATTTCAAGTAGTTCTTTATTAATTGATTCTTCTTCACTCATCTTTCTCACCTTTTCTTTTTGGATAAACTAAATCTCTAATCTGTCTATAAAGCAGTTCATACTCTTTACGAAGTTTCGTAGCAGTGGCGACTATATCAATATTCCTTTCATCCATTGACTTAACCTTTTTATTTAATTTTTTATCGGCTTTGGTAAAATCTAAGCCATCAATCATCTCTAATAAATCGCCTAATTTGGTAAAATCTTGACCAAAAAATTCAGTTGGTTCAGCCGCTTGTAATGTTTTCTTTAATTTCTTTTTCTGTTTAGGGTTCAAAGAGTCTAATATATTTTGAGACTTCTTTTCCTCTTTAGATATATCGAATGTTTTTCCCTCTTCATAATAATCCCATGTCATTTTATCAATCTCCTTTTAGCCTTCTTTAATTCATCTTCGCAAGTTCTCTTAACTGAACTAATAACGGATTAAAATCATTTTGTAGTTTATTTTGTAATTTCGACTCATCTCCCATATAGGAATTTTCATAATAGTCTATTAGGTCATATGCCTCTTCAAGAACTTCTTGAAATTTTCTTCCACGCTCAGTTTGAAAAAATCCCTCTTTTTCCTCATTTACAAAATCTCCATAATCATCTAATATGGCTCTTTTTTTAGAGAATAATTTATTCCTTTTTCCTGCCACTTCGGGCATAAATCTCCTTGCATCTGATATTGCGTCTCTTGTGCTTATTTTTATAATATCTTTCCATGTCATTTTATCAATCCCTTTTATCTAACATATTTCTAACTATATTTATCTGTTCTTGTAAAGAATCAAATCTAGTATTTACTCTGTCTACTAACTCTCCAATAAGTCTAACTTCTTTAGGGGTAGTATCTCCTATTCCTGCTCCTACTTTTCCATACATATTCAGGTCTAGACTTACACTCTTTTCGGCGTTTCCTATCCACTCTTCTAAAGACTGTTCATTTTCTTTGTTTAGTTGTCTTAATATTCTGTCTATTTCCTTTATTCCCTGTGCGGCAAGTTTTACTTTGTTGCCTAAAGTCACTTGGGCTTGGAATATCTCTTGGTCTCCTGTATATTCTCCAATCAGACCCCTAGCGTTACGAAATAGTGGCCTATATTTTTCTACAGTTTTTAATTTAGTTTCTATTTCTGCAAGTCTTTCTTTTTCTATTTTCAACTGACCTTCTATTTCTCTTTGAATGTCTTTTCTTGCTTCCTGTAATATTTCCGGCTGTGCAGACTGAAGTTCTTCCAACATATCTTCTATCTGTTTTTTGGTTAATCTTCTAGAAGTGCCTCCTAATTTTACTCTAACTGCTCCCTCGGCCTCTTCAACTAACTGTCGCCTTGGGTCTGATTTTCTCAACTCCCTTTTTTTCTTAGCATCTCTTTTGTATCTCTCTAATCTAGCAGTTTCTTTTTTTCTTTCTCGTTCAATGCTTTCTGCTATCTTTCGTTGCTGTTCTTCTTCTTCAGGAGTTTTATCCCTCTTAGGTTTTTTACCAAGGGCTTCTCTAAACTTACTATCATCTACTAATGTCCTATCTGTATCATCGGAAGCAATATCCGGTAGTCTCTGCGCCACATATTCAGCAACTTTTCTTTGAACAGTAGAATAGGCTAAGGTCAGAGCCTTCATTCTTCTTTCAATTAGTATTTCTAAGTCAGCGTCCTTTAGAGTATCTAAATCATCAATCTGTTTAGTTAGTAATTCTTTAGCACTCATAAGTTCACTAAAAGCAAACATGCTCCTATTTAACGAATTAAGCATGTCCTGTTGTATTTCCCTTTGTCTAACTATTCCACCGGTAGGGTCGCCAATAACTATGGAACTAAGAAGTCTATTCAGTTGTTGTCTACTTTTAGGTTTATCAATTAAAGAAGGAGGTATTTCACCGTTAAATCTTCTAGTATATAGCCCCTGTAAAAAAGTTAGAAAATCTTCGTCTGCACCTAGTTCGGTATATTCCCGTTGTAGTTTTTTAACATCTACTAATTCAGAACTATCGCCTTCTCCCAATCTAAACTTTCCATCAATAATAAATTCTTCATAAGGTTGCTCCATCAAAAGATTTCTTCTACTCTGTAAAAATACCAACTTGTCGATAATGATATTTATATTGGCCTTACTTATTTTCTTGAAAGTATTTCTAGACATTATATCATAAATTCCATCTTCTACTGTTCCTCTTTCCTTTATATTTTTCATGTCTTGTAGATATTGATTAAGGACTCTAATATCTCTAGCGGGTTTTCTTCTCCGCTTTTTAGCCATATCGGTCTTTAGCCTTTCAGCCGCTTCCTCTACCTCAGTTTGTTTAGTTCTATCTTCTAAAGGGTCGAGTCCCTCACTAAAATCTTCTTCTAATTTTTTATCTTCTTCTAAGTCTCTTGCTATTTCGTCAGGTATGAAGTCATCATCCTCATCTTCCTGTTTGAAAAACAAAGTCATTTAATCACCTTAGAATGGAATATTTTCTTTTTTTCCTCTCTGTTTAGGTGGAAGAGTTATCACATCGGGGATATCCGCACTACTAGGCCTTGGTTTTGGTGTAGTGTCTTTTGGCAGTCCTACACTAAAATCTCTATTTTTAGTAGTCTTTCTACTTTCGTTGTTATTAGCGGCTCTCACCTGTGCCAACTCTTTTCTTAGTCTTATTTCTTTTTGTCTATTATCTTCGGTCATGGTATTCTCCTCTCACTTCTTCTATCTACATTTTGATTGCCAGCATCTTCGGGTAATCCTGTTAGTCGCTTATCCGGCCCTACACTCATAGAAGGTTTATTTCTTGTGGTTGCTGGATTTTCTTGTTTCTTTGAACCTTGTAGTTGTTGTTCTTGCATTTGTCCCAATTGACTTGCATCAATATTAGTTCCCGCATAAGGGTCTAGTTCGACTTTATTCTCACTAGAACCTTCTTGTGGGGGTTCTTCAACAGGTTCGGGCTTTTTGAAAGTAAAGTTTCCGTCCTCATCCATTTCAACTTCAAAGCCTAGATTCTTAGTAGAGGCCGCAATATTAACTTCGATTTCTCTTTTTCTTAATACTGCTATTTCATCTTCTTCTTCGCTCGGTGGTAGTTTTAGATTCCAGTCAGTAATGCCGAATTGCTTAACTAAAAATGGAAATACATAATTGTTGTAAACATTCTGTGCCATTTGAACGGCTCTATTAGTTACTAATATCTGCATGCCTTCATTATTCAATCCACCACTAGTAGTATTATCTGCCATAAACACTTTACTAACTCCAAAGAAAGCAGAAATTCTATCTCTCAAATCATCCTTAACAGAAACATATTCCATTTCTTTTAGACTATCCATAAATTTAATCCATTCTACAGAACCTTTGCCCTCTGCTTCTATACCCATAATAGGAATAAAGTGAGGGTCTTGTTCCATCTTTTCTTTTACGGCTTTCCAAAAAGATTGCATAGAATCCATATTTCTAGTCTGAACTGCTAATAATCCTCTAGGCATACGGCTTTTAGTATAGGAAGAATTGACATAATTTTCCATAGCAATAAGTGTCATTATGTTATTAAATAAGGTAACAATAGGAGATTGACCATATAATCTAGAAGGACTATACTTACTAAAATGTAATACTTCTCCTTTCAAGAAATACTGTTCTTCTCCAGTTGCCCTATTAACATAATGAACAGGAAATGTCTTAGCACCGCAATGTTCACAAGGAACATGAGCGTCTTTTGAGAAAAATTCTCTATGATTAACACAAGTAAAAGCAGTATTTCCTCTTTCTCCATATTCATCAGTATAGATATACATTGTTGCAGGGTCGCCACGATACACTTCTTTGATTCGATGCATTCTAATATCGCCATTACCATCTAAAAAGTATTCTTTTACCAATACGATGTAAGCGTCATCCATAACATTTAGGTCATCTTCTAATTGTTTTAGCACATCAATAAACAACTGCTCTGATTTATTGACATATCCCTCGATAAACTCCTCTGCATATTTTAATTGGTCTACATCCGGAACTTTTAGTTTTTCACTACCACATCTAGAACATTCAGAGACAGGCCTTTGGTGTTTCTTTTTACAGTCTAAACACATAGCCTCGTATGCCTTTTCCCAAACATACCCTCTACGAAATATCTCTTGTTTTAATTGAGTGATACAAGTTCTAACAATTACCGACTGATTTACTATGTGGTAAATTAGAGGGGCAGTCATATGATAGGTATTTGGCCTCTCTTGTATTCCTATATTGTAGATTTGCCTATCAGCAGGTTTTGGAGTAGTTCTTCTAAATAAATTCCTAATTGAGAATCGTCTTTGCTCAACCATATAACTTACCCCTAATCATTCTCAATCTACTACACATTATAGTATCTTTGGCTCAACTTCCCTTTCGCCATTTTTTATTTTTCTTTTCTTTTGTTTTTCTAGGACTCCATTTTACTTTATCAGCCCAATAAGCCGCAGACATTTTACCCCTCTTAATATTCTTCTTATGTCTACTTTTGAAAGCCCTTCGCTGTCCTGCGGTTTGATTTGTTTTTACTCCTTGTTGTCCAAACCTAATTGTTTTTACTTTATCACCATCTTTTACAACAACAATGTGAGATTTACTTGGGTGCTTTGGAGTTCTTTTTGGCTTGCTAAATCCACTTACTCCGGCTCTAGCAAGAGCAGGATGTTTCTTCTTCTTTTTGAGAATATCCATCCAATTACTCATAAGCATCACCTAACATATATCCTATTTTTTTTCCCGCCTCTATATCGCTTGGATAGTGGCTTCCCATCTGTATTCTAGATAATGATATTCTATCGGCCATTTGTTTTAATTGTTTCTTCTTTTTCGGAAACTTTCTACCTAACACTCTTTCTAACCCATGTGCTAGCATAGAATGACCACTAGGGAAAGCAGGAGTATCATCGGTTGTTGTTTTCGTTGTGGGTATTTTATTACTCACTTGAAATGGTCTAGGTCTTTTATATTTCATTTTTTCAGTGATAGCGTAGTGATTCACATCTAACATAAAATCTTCATAGTCATCCCTATTCTCTCCAACGATTTTAAACATCTCTATATCAGGCTTTAAATCAGCATCTTTCATTTCTGTTGGTTCAAGTTTCTTTTCTTTCATAACCTTTAGAACTTCAGGTATTTCTTTTTCTTCTTTAGGGTAACTCATTTCAGGTATCTTTATTTTTATTGATGGAGTTCTCTTTAAGGATTCTTTTCTATTAGCGGCAAGTTCTCCCTGCCACTTTCTTTTGAGAATATCCATCCAACTCATGCTATCACTTTGGTTTATGAGTGTAAATATCTCCATCTTTATGCATGAATATCTTACCGTCTTTTTCTAATTCGGCTAAGGCTCGTTTTATTTCCGCTTCTTCACCAAATTGTTTTAGATTCTTCATACCCAATGCCCCGCCTTCTTTTTTAATTTCAGCAAGAATTTTTGCTTTTATGTCTTGTTTTATTATGTCCTTCCATGTCATGCTTTCATCCTCTTTGTTTTTTCCTTGCTTGATTCTCTTCTTGCTAATGCTACTTTATGTGCCGCATTCAATCTCTTTTTTGCTTCAGGGTCTTTAGCCCTTCTAGCCGCAACTCTCGCTCTTTGTTCTACTAAATTAATTATTTGTGATTGTCTTTTGTGAGGTTTATCTTTAAACGCAGAACTTGAGAAGGTTTCTCTTACATCTTGTGCTGTTCTAAATTTTACGGGAACAGTATCTTTTGGATTCTCATCTGTATATAGCCTTCTAGCAGAACCCTTTGGTTTTTTACCAGTTCCTTTTTTGGGGTCTTTCTTTAGAATATCTTGCCAACTCTTTTTTACATAACCGCTAGCATAAGCCGCTTGAGCGACTTGAACCGCTTTCTTTCTTGTTTTAAATGGCCCTCTAGAACCCCAATAATAACCATCTTTCTTTTTAGTAATAGGCATATTAATCACTTTCTAGTAAATTCAGTAGTTTTTTTATATCTCTCAGCAATATTAGCCCCTACCACTATACGCATTCCCACTTGACCCATCCAATTATTAAGTTTAGAATATATTGACCTTCTATTTCTAAAAATATTTGAAGGAACATTATTTATTTTCATATTCTGTATGAACTTATCAATAAATTTTTTATCCTTTAAATTAAACTTTTGACCTGTAGGTATTTCTTCAACTGTTTGTATCAAAGACTTCTTAACTTTTTTAAAATGCTTGCTTAAAAAATTAGAAGATTTCAAAATACTAATCCATTTCATGGTTAATCACCTGCCTCTATCAAAAGATTGTTCTAAATCTTTAGCATATCTAAGCATATTCCTACCTTCTCTGATTCTTTTTCTACTACCAGTCATTAACAACTCGCCAGTTAGTTTCATCATCTTTATTGTTTTTTGAAACATGGCTTCTGTTCCTTCATCTAACTTATCGGAATATTTTCTACGCTGTGTATATTTTCCCCTTTCAAAATCTTTCAAAACATTCTCAACTATTCCATTAGTAATCGCTTGTTGTAGACTACCTTGCGATAATTCAAACCATCTACCATCAGCATAAAATTCAGCAAGAAAATTATAATACTCTTGAAATTTTTCCTGTGGAACTTGTATCGGTATTGAAGAAAGATTTTGAGGTTTAGATGTAAAGACATTACCTATATTTTGTTTAGTTCCTTTTCTTTGTAACCAAAGATTAGCATTAGTGGCCATTCTGCCAACTATTGCTGTTTGTTTGATTACACTTAACCAAGACATTTCAATCACTTTTGACTAAACTTTTTTCCTGTTGGAACATGCTGTTTTCCTTTCTTTCGGCCTTTTCTTTTCTTAGCATCTTGATACCTTAGAGTTTTTTTATCTGTTCTTTTGTAAGTTGCTCTTGGCATGTATCTTCCTTTAGTTTTAGATTTAGGTTTTTTACCCTTATCTTTGGCTCTATGCTGTTCAGCACTTCCCCAATCCTCATCAGTCCATGTGGATAAATCCCGTTGCCTTTTTGTTTTGGCTTTGAGGATATTACGCCAATTAATTCTTATAGCCACCACCAGCCCTTTTATATGCTTGAGCCAACATTTGTGCTTTTCTTGCAGACCATTGACCTGCCGCACCACCCTTAGTTCCTCTTTTTATTCTATTGAATATTCTTTTACGCATAGCGGGTTTAGTGTAATTACCCGACTGATTAACAGTTGATTTTCGCTTTTTCTTTTTCTTTTTCAATACATCTTGCCAACTCATCTTTTATCACCTTTAATTATATCTTGCCTCTTTGCCTTAACAGTTGTATTGCTTGTTTATATGCCTCATCTGCTCTATAATCCCAGTTTTGATTGATATTTATTCCCATCTCTTCTGCAACATCTTGTTTCAATGGAATTTCTTTATTCATATTAACTAGCATGTTTACGGTTTCTTTAACCACATTAGGGTCAATTTTTCTTTCATCTGTTTTTTGCCCCACACTACCTGCTAATTTAACTGCACCCTCGACGGGTTCTAAGCCCTCTACTCTCATAGTTTCCATAAATAGTCGTAGTGTTTCGGGGTCAGTTAAATCAATATAGTATTTATCATTAGCATATTCAGTTAATTTAACAGGGTCATTGAATATTTCTAATTTTTCATCAACAGACATATATGTATTTAATCTTCTTTGTAAGTTATTTTCTTTCTTAATTAATTTTCTAAGTTGCCGTTCTAATTGTTTATTTCTTTTAGCGTTATATTTTATATCTTCATCATAATAACTGCTATTGTCCCAACTATAGTTTTCTTTTTTAGAATTTTCATAATCTTCTTTAGTTTGAAAGATTACAATTTTATTATTGTATAAGTCTATTTCTCCTAAATTATTTTGATTAACATTGTCTATTATTTCGTTAATTTGTTTTACTACTTTTTTTAACTCGTTTGAAGTTTTTGTGACCATGCCTTTAAAGTTCTGCACAAAAAAAGGTTTAATTTCTTCTACAAAAGTTCTAACCCTACCAAGACTACTTTTTAATATATCCTGCCATCTCATACCTTTACCTCCTGCGGACTACCTTTTCTTACCCAACACTCTTTACAAAATCCAAACGCATACGCTATATCTGCTATATAACAGCATCCAAAATACTTGAATTGTGTGGATTGTTTATATCTCACCCACTCAATTAATGTCAAGCCAAAATTCCTCCTATGTTTTCTAATTCATCCATTACTGACATTTTACAATTGTCCTTGTATTTCTGTATGTCATCTAAATATATTCCTTCTTTTAGCCAATCAAAACCAACATGGTCTTTGTGATTTTCCCACTTCATCAATTTGAAAATTTCATCACAACGGCTCTTATACCAGTCAGCCTTCTTGTAAGATTTTTTCATGCGTATCAATTCTAATAGTAGTTCAGCATTACCTTTCTTTAGCCTAAAATGAGGTAAACATTTTGTTAGTAGTTCACTAACATCTGCCTGAGAATAAAAGTTTAAGCGGTTAATTAGTCTAGTATCTTGCGGTGATTTTTGGTCTAAGTGCATACGACCAAATCCTATTGACTTGTGCATTTCTTTCATGAATACCTTTCCTCTTTCACCAGTAGCAACTAGTCCGACTCTAGGATTCATATTTCTATCTAAAGTAATATAACCATCTGAATCAATAAATGCGGCAGTATAAGCCCAAATATTCTTTTTGATGAGAGATGGGACTTTGTAGTAAGAACCATTATGTGAAGCAACATCTAACTTTCTTATTGTTTTGGAAATCATATTTGGATTTGTTATATTAAACATATCAACAGGCATCTTTTCATGTATACCTTTAGCCGTAATGCCTTGATGTTTTGTTATAGTATTTTCAATAAATTCTAGTTGTCTTTCTTTTTTGCTTTTGTTTAGAGTCTGAGTCTTGACTGCTTTAAGACACTCCCTAAATTCCTTTTTTGCTTGCGACATTTCCTTAGATAATCTACTATATTCTTTTGAATAAGCCATTCCCTCTCTATCTAATTCAGCCTCCCAGTATTTACAAAGCGAATCTACTATGCCTCTCCTAGACTCAATATCTTTCATTTTATTTAGTCTCGATAAATCTTTTTCAGTAAATCTCATTTTCCTAAAAGGTTGTTTGTAAGGTGCTAACCAAAAGATACTATCAATTGATTTCTCTAAATGCTCACTATAAGCATCTATTACTACATCAATGGCCTTAGACATATTTTCTCTAAGACTCCCCTTTAATTCTCTACGATTGCTTCTCATTTTTTTAACAAGTTCTGGAACAGTTTGCTCATGAATAATATATTGTTTTGGAAAAACATCTAGCATCTTTCTTGCTTCACTAGCATTGATAGAATATGTTTTAGAAACCAGTGCCAATTCATCTACTTCTGACATAACATAATCCGTTACTAACAGTTTTTTAACTTCTATATTTTCGGGTAAGTCATCTAGTATTTCTTCTTCTTGTTGTGCTAACTCTTTGATTCTTCTAAACTGTTCTTCTGCTTCCCCTGCCTCTTCTACAGTTAGACTCATATAAACACCTCAAAAATTTAACCCTAATAATCCTGCATTATTTCGTGTTGGCTTAGGGTCATCAAATAGTCCCATATTATCTAATAGTATGAATTTATCTGATATTTGGTAAGTGGCCGCATTTGCTAAGGCTAGGCTCATAACCATGTCGTCATGCGCCCCTACACCCTCAAACTTACCTCTTTCAGTAATAGCAAACATAGATAATTCTTCTATCAATGTTGAAGTAACTCTTCTACTTTCTTCATTACCATAAGGAAAATTTATCTTATTGTTTTCTAAACTCATTTGTAGATTAAGAATTATCTCCTGTTTCTTTTTTCGAGTAGTATTAAAATCATATAAGTTTAAATCAGCAACCTGCCGTAACTCTTGAGTAAATGATTTAGCAAAAGTGTTCGTTTCAAATAAGATTACCTCCGGCCTAAATACTTGATTAATTAGTTTTACTTTCTGTATATTTTCTCTAAACTCTACATTTTTTGCTCTGTCTACATAAACTATTGATTTATTTTCTTCTTCATCCATCTCGATTACTGTGATTACATTATAATCTCCATCAGTAGAAATAGCAGGGTCAATTCCAACATAATATTTGTAGCCCTCTCTTTTCATAGGCTTCAAAACTAAACTACTATTTTTTGCCGACTCTAAATATTCCGGATTAAATAAAGAAGTCCCTGTAGAAATAGGAACACACATATATTCTCTTGTAAACATTAGTGAACCCACTTCTGCCTTTCTAGCCATAAGAGAATCATAATCCCATCTATTAGGCCATAGCGGTTCATTAAGAGCATTAAGGCATGGATATGTTCTAAGAGTGTATGCAGGATTTTCTGATAGTTGAGCATAAATGTCGGTATAACTAAATGGAGTTCCGATAACTCTTAGCGATGCTGAGTGATGAAGTGTCGGTATCATATCGCCATAAAACCAATCAGTTACCTTTTGAATACCACTTATACTAAACTCTTTTAGAGGGTCGTCAATGATAATTTCTTGCGGGTGAAGTCCACGAATCTGTGAACCGACAGAACGCTCTAAGATTTGATTACCATTAGTCAATGTAATATTTCCTATCGCCCAACCTCTAGGCGGCTTGAATTTTTTAAGTAGAGGATTATTGAATAGTTTATCTATATCTCTCATGTGAACCATAGTCTGTTTTTGGTTAGAAGAAATATATAGCATTTGATATGGTGGTTCTTGAAATACCAAATTCCATACTACCCAAGCATGCATAAATACTGATTTACCGTGACCTCTTGAACAAATTATGACAGTTCTTTGAGTATCATTCATAAGTTCTAACCATTCTTCTTGATGTTTAGCGAACTCCCAACCTAATACATTTTGAAAGAAGTATGGAAATGAGTTTTTAGATAACTCCATATCCATTTGATGTTCAAAGTTTAACGCCTCTATATCCAAATTAATACCTCTTTAAAATTAAATGCCAAGACTTTTCTATCTTGTCAGCCGGTTTGATTCCCCAAGCCGCACCCTTTTCTTCAGCATAATCCGTTATTTTTTTAATTATATTTTTAGGAATAGAATTTAACAGGTTAGGTTCTATATTTGTTATTTGCCAACCTGTTTTTTCATTAGCCGCTATCCAACTTGGCGCATTAACAAATGTAGCAAGTAGGGGCTTATTGGGTATGACTTCAGCACGAAAAGGAACTAGGTCACTCATATGTCCTCTAGGAGAACCTTGAATAGATTGAGTTCCCCCGACTATTACATAATCGGGATGCTCTGTCCAGCCAGTAGTAGAGATTGTTTTATCATTATCATCAACTCTAATAATCCATTTATTTAAATCATAAAAAGAGGGAGGAGAGCCTGCTCTAACATAAGGTTCATTTGGATTATCAGTATTCCATCTTTCCTTCATCTCCTCGAAAGAAAAAATCTCATCCAAAACTTTCGGCATAATTATCCCTACCAAACTCTTTGTCTAAATCTAGCCTTGATTAAATACACATGGTCAGTAGTTATGCCATAGTCTCTACCTATAGATTCATGAGAATCAATTGATTTAACAATGTTCTCTACTTCCATATGACTCAAATCCAAGTTTTCTTCTTTGTGCATTTTTTCTATTACCAAATCTATGTTATCAAAAGTCAATGGTAAGAATCCATACACGGTTTCTTTTCCTAAAGATTTTCTTATAACATCGTGCGCTTTCAATAATTTTTTATTAACCATTTTACCGATAGTTAAAGGAGAATCTTTCTTAACACTATCTCTTAATAGTTGTATTAGTTCAAAGTAGGCTTCTCTTTTATCTCCTTCATCTTGGCCGCCTCCAGCAAACAGACTTTGTTTCTCCTCTAGTGTATTAATAAAATCTAACTTAAATGAAGAACTACCCGTTTTTGTTTCGTTAGCCCTATCTTCTATCGTTTTTCCTTTTATCTTCCTATCCTTTTTAGAAAAGTCTTGTGTTTCATCCATTATATTAAACAATAAAAGTGAAATAAAACCAAAGGCATCATTATCTTCTACTCCAAATTTCTTCAGAGAGGTTGCGGCTCTTTTGCCTGAAGCAATAAGTTGGTCATTTACATTAGTGTCAATGTCTTGGTAGTCTCTTAGATAATCTATAATGTTTCTAAAATCTACTGAACTTATATTTCTAAATCTCCTACTTCCCCTAAAAAACGGACTAGTAATCCCAGTCTTATTACCTAGTAACTTATTTATTTCCTTAACTACCTTTCCGCCAACAGCATTGTAGAAAGAGGGGACAGAAACAGGTAACATACCTCTATTCATAGGCTCGTAGTAATATTCCTCAGCAGACTTAAAGAACTTTTTAAGAACTCTTTTTGCCTCGGCTTCGTCAAAGGTTTCATTGAATTTAGGTGGTTTAGGTTTAAAGGCAGTATCTTTAGCATAAGAGCCAATTGCAGAGCCAGCCGTTGTATCTCTAAAATCAATAGTAGTTTTACCTTGTCCTCTAGTCGCCCTTGTTCCAACTGCTTCTCTTGCACCCATAGGGAATTGGTCTGGGTCACTAACCAATACTAACGACGACAAATCATTAAAGAAATCTTTAATAAAATTAATATTATCATAGTCTATTTTTTTAGAGTAATCTATATTATCTCTGTCTCCGCCATCGCTTCTTCTTAGAGGGTAGAATCCGCTTTTTTCTACAAAGTCCCTTGTGCCATAGGTAGAATAAAAAGCCTTATCTGCCAAAACAGAGAGAGGTAATGCAAAAGGAAATGTTGAATTAGTTCCATCGGGGTTATCTTCTATTCCTTCTACCGTTAGCGTATCTTCCAATTCATCTATTAGTCTTTCAAAGTCTTGCCTTACATTTATAGTTAAGTCATCTTGTGCCAAGGCATTTTCCAAATAAGACTTTAAGATAGTATAGTGTTTTTCTATAATGGCTACAAGTTTTATGTTTCTGCTATTTTCCCAAACTAGAAGAGGGTCTGCTTTAGAAGGAATTGATTTTGCCTGCTCCATAAATTTAGCATAGACTCCCTCTCCCGCTAATTCTTCAAATTCCTCTATTGATTGTTGTAGTTCATCTTCCGAAATAGTAGCGCCAGTATATTGACTATCTCCCCCAACCGTATTTAGAAAGGCTTGCTCCATAGCCTCTTGCTTTCCACCTGAAATATCTTCTTCTATTGCTCTTTCTTCCGGAGTATCTTTTATTTCAGTTATCTTATCATAGAGGCCTTGAGTTTGCATTAATCTAATTATCAATAGAACTAATCTCGCTCCTGCATCTGCTACTAGTATATCAGTAAATGGGAAGTCTGCTATGTAAACAAATTTAGTTAGGTCGTTTTCTAAATTATATCTAATAATAAATTTATTAGCCTCTTCATTGTTTAACTGCTTCAAAAGAATACCTAAATCTTTCAAATCATCAAGAAACTTACCTTCTTTTTCTCTAACAACATTAGTCCAAAACTTATACACAGCCTTTCTAGTTTCACCTTTAGAAACATCAACTGCTCCCATGAGTTCGCCCAAAGGATATTTTAATTGTCTCTGTTTTGGCTCTACATCTTGTTCTTCTATTCGTTCTATTATGAACATAAGATTATCTTCTGAAATCGGATTAGACTCGAAAAGACCTGCCCCCAATCTGTTTTCTATAAGTTTCTTTGTTCTATTTTGAACTTCTTTACTAGCATTTATTTTGAAATCTTCAGGCAGTCTAGTGGTAACTAAAAACCTAGCATCCAGCACTCTACCTCTATTATCCTCTAACATTAGTTTTTGGGAATAGTTCTGTATTTGATTTTCTAAACTCACTGCATCTAAAACATCCTCAGTTGTTTCTAACTCATCTAGTGTTTTTATTAGCGCATCTCTAAATAATTTTCTTTGTTTTATGTATTCCTTATCTGTTCTATCAACATTATTTTGTTCGAGATATTTTTCAGCCCATTCGTTTATAATCTCTTCCTGCTTCCTTCTTTTTTTTCCTCTTGCAGAAATACCGGCTATGGTTTTTAAATCCTCTTCGCTCCTTTCAACGGCTATGCCGCCACTCTCTATCTTTACCATATCAACTCTCCCTTAATATCCCAACACTTTCATCTGATAGAGCCTCAAGAGCCTTCTTTGCTTTAGTCGAGCCTCCCCTTCCTAATTTAAATTTCCCTCCAGTAAAGTTCTCCGCAAATAGTTTGATATGGTTCTCAAATGCAGAAATAATTTCTTTTTTAAGGTTGTTTAAGATTGTAGGTATATCTTCTTTTATTTGGTCTGCTATTTTTACATCTCCTGTTTTATCTAATTCTTCATAAGCATCCAAAAGACCATCAGCCCCCACCACCTCTGCATTAAGACCAATAAAACCAATAAACTCGTCTAATGATAAATTAGGTATGGTAGCGGACACATCAAATGTATTAACTAATTCTACTAGTCCTTTAGTTTCAGAAATAGAAATTAAATGCTTGGAAAATATATCATCGGTTAAACCACTTAGTTCCCTCAGTCTAATAAGAGTGGGATTGTTAAATTGAGTATCTACTGTTTTTATTCTTTCAGCAGGACTTATTTCTCCTAACTTACTTTTAGATGGGGCAAACTCAGAGGCTCTGTCTTTATATCTGCCTTCTTCTGTTCTTTGTTGTCCAATATCTGTTAATTCTTCGTAGATATCTATTAATTGAATTGTTTCTGTGGGGTTGTCTTTATCATATATTTGAGCGTGAGTAGCGCCATCGGCTGTATTAGCCATGATTATCTGTCCTGCATCATCTCTTTCATCAGTTGGTTTGTTATTTTCTTCTTTACCATTGAAATATACCACATCATATAAGTCAGAATACTCATTTTCAATTATTTTTGCCTCAGAAACACTAGGATTATCCCTTAAATAAGCAGGTAAATTAGCCTTTAACTGGCCTGTTAATCTACCAAAACCTTGCGATAATCTACTAGGACTTTTCCTATTTTTTACTAAATCAGTAACTTTTCTCTTTTTTTGCTCTCTTGTTCCAGTTATTTCATACTCTGAAAGGTCTAATCCTTTGTAATTAGTGCCTCCAGACTGCAAAACTTCTACTATTTCTTCAATTAATTTTCTTTCTATGGCATAATCACTCAATAAGTTCTCTCTTCTAATTACACCTGTTAAGGTAGTTACCCAATTTTCGTCAAAATCAGGCCTTAGTATTGTTTTTGCTATTGAGGACATAACTAATTCATCTCCTATACCCGAAATCATGACATAATTTCTAATAAATGGCTCATTAGGAATGAATATCTTCTTACTACCATCAACAGACTCGTTAATTACTTCTATATACTCTAATACTGTATCTTCTGTAAATTTTTTAACAGTATATTCTAATCCTAGTATTCTATCTCTTGTCATTCTCAAAGCATCTTTATCAAGAGAGGCCGATGACTCATCCTTAACAAATTTAAGGCTCAAATCTCTAATATTTTCATTATAGTAAGTTAAAATGTCCGGATTTGAGTTTACTAGTTTAATAAATTCATTAAATCCAGTAAACTCACCACTTTTCTTGTATAATTTACCATCTTTATTGTTCGCACCTATCATTTCTGCAAATTTATTGACTTTATCTTCATTTCCTTCGTATGGTGTTATAGTAAAGTAGGGTTCTTGCCTTCTAGTTATAACATATTGCCACATAGTCTGTGCATCGGGGTATCTATTCCACTTTCCTCCCTTTCCGGTTAGTGGAAATTGCCCCGTCTTTGTTAAAAAAGCCTCAGTTTCTTTTCTTAATCTACTTTGTTCGTTTAAAAGTTCATCACTAGCACCATCCGACTTCTTTTTAGCAACTTCAACTTTTCTAGTTACATTGTGAAGGTCGGTAATCAGTTTCATTAGGGAATCTTTTGTTTTAGTGGGGCGTTTTACTCTCAATTCCATTAATTTTTCCAGTCTTTTTCTTGCTTCTGCCGGATTCAAGCCCTTTTTTTCAGAAAATTTATCAATTTCTTCAAATAAACTCCTTCTATTTGGTGTATTTCCGGAAAGATTATCTAAAAATCTAGAAAATTGCTTGGATTCTGCACTATTTTTATCCGCATTCTTGAAACTTTCATAAAAATCATCGAACATTTGCTCTCTAACTAGAGTTCTAGCCAAAACTTTTACTCTAGTTATAGGTAAAAAGTCCTCTTTTAAAATTTCTAGCCAATTCAAACGCTCAACTCCTACAAATTGAGTGCTTCTTCAACAGGTTCTAGTAGTTTTTCTAAATTAAAATTAGTGAATCGCTCAACTACCATGTTATTTTCTCTAATAAAAATAGTAAAGCCCCCTCTTCCTTTTTGTAATAGTTCTAATCTTTTATCTTCAAAGTCAATAAACATTTTAATTCCTGCTTTTCCATGTCCGCCCTTTACTGCATCGGAATCAAGGCCTAATTTAAATGCAAAATGCTCCATGAACTGTCTAGGTAGTAGCATCTTTAGTATGTTTTTCCAACTCATTTTAATTTCCCCTGCACCTTTAGAATATTTTCTTTTATAGACTTTAAATACATATCAACATCTTTAGCAGACATAGTTTGGTTTTCACTACCAACCATTGAATTTCTAAGCAATTGAACTATTTTAGCAGTTTCCTTAAGCATAGCCGAATCGCTTTTTAATATATCTTCCCAACTCATTGTAATTTCTCCTGCATTTTTGAAAATGGTATTTTACCTTCTGCAATAGTGTTGATAGCATCATCAAGCCTTTCGATTTCTTCTTGTAAATTTTTAATGAGGATTCTTTTGTATTGTTTCATTAATAGTCTTAAATTAACATCAGGCTCTATTTCTTCTAGTTTCATTTTTCTTGCATAGTTATCAAATAGGCTATCAGCAAACTTAGTTGCTATATCCATAGGAGTCAAACCTTCAAACTTAACAATATCTTCCCAACTCATTGTAACTTCTCCTATTGTTTAACAAAGTAATATCTTACTTCTCCATCTTGTTCTATTGGCTCAACATCAAAGCCCTGCTCTTTAATCCAAACCCTTCCTTTTTGGTTTAAGTATCTCTTTGCTTCCGATTTAGTTTTAAAATTTGTAGTTGAAGGCTTAAATGCTTTTTTACCATTTATTTCTTGAGTTAAATTATCCATCATCTCATCAAAATTCTTAGAATCCCCACCATAGTTTTCACCTTGTTTATCTTTTAGCCTTCTAAACAGTTTTTCTTTATCCATTTTTAAAACATCTTGCCAACTCATTGTAACTTCTCCTGCATTCTTTGTTTAATCTCTAGCCATATCTGCGGATTGTTTTGTGCTAATACTTCTTGGACTATCTGCATTTGATGAACAATTACGGTATCTTGTCGCCTATGTATCAATTTACCCTTAAACTCCATCAAGTATTTTAATGATTCTCTAATCTCTCTAGCAAGTTTTGTCAAAGCATCAATCATCTTAGGGTCTAAATCATTTCCTAATTCCTCAAATACCTGCTCTAATCTCATATCCAATTTAGATACATTTCTAGAAAGTAAATCTACTTCATTAACTTCTTTCTTTGCTATCATCATAGCCGCGCTCTCTTGAACAATAGGGGTTAAGTGGTGTTTAAGATGTCTTTGTATTTGTTGTTGAGTAGTATCTAATTCAGCCGCCACTTCCTTAGTAGTAATTTCTCCATTAGACAAGGCCATTTCTATTTCTTTTCTATTTGGTTCTATGCATAATTTACATTTAGGATTAGAACTCATTTCAAAATCTCCCATATGGTTTCTTTGGTGCTGTGCCGCAGTTCCACTTCTCCAACCATATTTCTCATCTAAGTCATCACAAGTAGTAGAACCACTCTCTAACAAGTTTTCTAGTTCTGTTCTATCTTCATGTTGGCACATGCCACAACGCTTTCTTGTTACCATATTAATTCCTCAAAATATCTATCCATGATTTCAATACTATTCTTTCATCTGTGTTAGGCGCATTCATGCTTTGTAAATCTCTAGTTCGAGTAATTACTGATTGGTTTAGCAAAGCCTTCATAGCATTCTTTGTAAGTTTGAAATTTATTTTCCTAACATCTGATAGATTAAACATGTCCATTATTTTATTTTTAGAAGTAGGTGAAAAGTCAAAGTTTTTTTCTCTTAGCATTCTAAGAGACTGAGAAGTTTGAAAGTCATTATCGTTATATAGTGAAGTATTCCTAAGTAAAGCCTGTGCATATCTCTTTATCTCAGGTATCTTTGCTAACTCTACTGCCTGTGTCTTTTTACTAACAGGAACTACTATGTCTTGTAGTCCCTCACTTCTAAAATCAAAACCATTCTTTTTATCTTTGATAACATTCTGCCACGCAGGTTTCCCATCCGGTGCTTTAGATGTTCCTCTTATCTTTAGTGCTTGCTTAACAAACATAACAATAACTTCGGGCGTAGCCTTACAAGTTACCATTCCAACTTCTCCCGCAGGAGCATCCTTTGTATTTAGTTTAGTCAATCTTTCAATCGCTTGCTTTTCTTTATTACCTATTTTAAATTCAGTTGATTCAAACTCCCTTCTCAACTTACTTACCAGTAGCCTACCATCTTTCCAAAACGCAGTATTTCTAGTGGACTTAACAAAAAAAGTTTCAAAGGCATTTAACTTTATCCAGTCTATAAAATCATCTTCTCCTATCGGAGCGCCCTCTACCTCTATTGGTTCTGATACTGCTTGTATCGCATCTTCTAGAATATATCTAAGACCCCTTGAATCAAAGTCTGAACTAGGTTCTTTATTATATAATGATTGATGGGGAATATTTCCACCATCCATTGTTCCAGCAAACCAAGCATTAGGGGCTGGAGTAGTATTGTATTTTTTAGCATACTTAGCAGTAGCATAGTGACCTGTTATTGTTTTAGGTGTCATTGGGTTTCCTCTAGCATCTTTTCTAGGCTCACTAAAAACGATAAATGCGGGGTCTAGGGCTACTCCTTCTTTACCTACATCTTTTCCTGTTTCATATAAATCAGCCAACACTTTTGCTAAATCAGTAACATCTTCTAAGTCATCTTCGCTGAGGTAATTTTTTTGTAAAACTCTATCCATTGTTTTGATAGCCTCTACTGCGCCTTGCCCCACTGCGCCTGCCCTTCTGTTTCTACTCTTTTCTCTAATATAAGTTCCAGTAAGATGATTCTTGAGAAAGTCGAAAAGTGTTGGAATATTTTTTACTCGCATTTTGCCTCCGGAAATACCTAAACAAGTTTTCTTCCACTTAGCATACTCATTAACAAAATCATACTTATCGAGATTCTGATTGATTCCCATACCTTTGTAATCAATCGTTTTCTTCTTTATCTTTTTTCTTTTTACCATGCTTTTTCCCCCCATAAGTTATGTTGAATAGTTTTCCTGAAACTGCCGAAGGAGAAGTGGTAGTGACTGCTCCCGCTTCTTTCTCTATACTTTCCTTATTAGTTTTTTCTTTAAGAATATCCTTCCAATCCATCTTACTCACCTTACTTAAATGCTTTATCATATATATTGATATAATCTCGATTGTTAAAATAATCAAATTCCATTGTTTCTCCTTGTTCTTGCATGTGATATACAAATGCGTAAACTGCCTTTTTAATAGCGGCAATCATACTAAGTCTAAATTGTTTGTAGAAATATTCTTTATTGGTATATTTTCTTAATCTATTAACCATTTTTTCCATAGGTGCTATATACTCATCAACAAATTCATCAATTGATTCATAATCGTAAATACTGTTTTCAAGGTGGATAATCCGCAATGTTGGTAGCACAAATCCTGTTTCCCATTTTAAGATATTATCTTTATCCTTAACAACCAAATATACATGATAACCAAAGTTGATGTCCATATTACCGTATTCCTCAAATTCAAACTCTACATGAACATTATCTTTCTCGTATATATCTATAAAAGGGTTTTTTCCTATATCTGTTGGTTTTGTTTCTCTCAAAATGAGACCTTTCAATGCACAAGCCTCTTCTTCTGTAACACTATTGAAGTTGCCTTTTTCTTCAATCTTTGGATGTTTTTCATGACTAGGAGTGAAAGATTTCATTATATTAGAGAAGCCCTGTATCCATCTTTTACAATCGTCATCTTCTATATCTATGTCTATGTCCTCTATCTCTTTCACTCTACTTTGAGTAATAACATTCTTGAGAATATCTTTCCAATCCATTAATATCCCCCAAACTTATTCTTTATAGACCGTTCAAAAACATCATCCTCTACTGAAATTATACTTCTAAAACTTCCTAATTGTTCAGAACGCATTGACAACACCTTTTTTACCTTTCTTGCTACAAAACTTATATAATTATCAAAGAATACTCTATTGTTACAATGTTTAGAAAATTGTTTTATCATTTTTCCATATGGCTCATAGAAAGATACTAAGTCATCAAAAAGTTGTAGAAATGGTTCATCCGGTTTAACAAATTCCTCTAGCAATAGTCGAGTAAAACCACCACCAGCATGTGTTGTTATCGACCATGCCCTATTTTTAGGCTGTCCTGCCAAAATTATAAGAGTATGGCCTAAACTTCTAGGGTTATAAAAAAATCCAGCCCCATCTTCTACCTCATCATTAAGACTGGGAGCAAGACCGAGATATACCGCAGAACCATCATGATTTTCTAATTTACTTTTTATTAGACAAGCCTGTTCTTCTGTAACTCCAGTTATATCTCCTTTTGTTACAACTTCACCATCCAATTTATGTGTAGGTTTGTATGATTTTATTATTCGTTCTAATTGTATTAGCCATCTGCTACAATCATCGTCGTCAATATCTATATCAATATCCTCAATTTCTTTAACACGGCTTTGCGTTATAGTTTCCTTGAGGATATCTTGCCACTTCATATTAATCACTCATGCCAACTAAATCCAAATTCTCTAGCATCATAATATCCTGATATTACATATAGGTTATTTGTGCCTGTAGCAAGATTGACAGACCTTCTACTACCATAGGGGTGAACAAAAGCAGTATCTTCACCATTAGCCCAAGACAACCTAATTTTTTCGACCCCCTGTGGGTCTCTAACCTCAAGTGCATTTGTATTATATTGATAATCAAAATTAAAATCTCTAATAAGTTCAAACCCATTAAAGATAGTAGACTGTGCTGAACCATACTCCAAGTTTGTTCGAGGTGTTGTTTCAAGAATTTCTAATGCCTTACAAGCAACCTCTTCAGGTATTGGGTTATACCTAGAAGCAGTCGATTCAAACATAAAAGAATCAGTTGAGAAATATCTATGTTCTCTTTTTACCTTAATTTGAAATGTCGAATATTCAGCGTTTTTCTCATCCCCTACTATTTCATAATATTCTTGATGCTTCGGCCAACCTGCTTCCCATCTTTGTTTTAAAAGAAGATTATAATTTTTTAATTTATTTGCCATTTGCTGTAGTTTTCTATTACAATCGTCATCTTCTATATCAATGTCTATATCCTCAATTTCTTTTACCCTACTTTGGGTAACAGTTTCCTTAAGAATATCTACCCATTTCATTTAAAAGCCCCATATTTAGTAAGCATATCTATAGCCCAAGTCTGTTCTAAGTGTCGAAGTAGTTGTTTTATAGAGTTTTCATACTGTTTTATTCTCTCATCGGTAAGAACAAGCATTAAAGAAATTTGCTTTGTATTATCGTCGCCCTTTTTCCTCCAACTTAGATAAATATCTATTGCGACCTCTCCCATTTCTGTATCTCTCTTGTCTCCTAATCTTTCTACTAAAGTATAAATCTGAACACCATACGCCATATCTCTACTAAATCTTTCTGCACCAGCAATGGTAAGAAAACCCTGTTTTCGATAGGTTTCCCTAGCCCTATTTAATCTATTATTGGTTTCAGTATTTATGTTGTATCGTCGAGTTAAATCTTCTTTTACAAGGCAAGCGGTTTCTTCATCTAGGTCTGGAAAAGCGGAAAATACTCCCTCGCTTATATGTATAAGATTATCTTTACTAAAGTTAAATCCATCATATATTTGTTTTAGTCTATAATACCATCTCAAACAATCATCATCCTCAATATCTATATCTATATCTTCGATTTCTTTTACTCTACCCTGAGTTATAGTTTCTTTGAGAATATCTACCCAACTCATATGATTTCCTCCAACATGCCGTTGTAATCAAGGTTCAGATAATTACATATTTCTTTAATTACTTTAATTACTTTTTCCTTATCATCAGTGTCAAATCTAGCATATTTTTCTATTTCTTTACCAAAATTACGGACTCCATCATCATACTCTTCAGAATCAAAAGATTCTAAACAAACCGAAAGAAGAGTGACTCTATATGTAGCGTTAGAATCTCCAAACACATAATTTGTTCCTTCCCTATTAAAGAAAGAAAAAGAAACCCATGCGCCACCTTTTCTATAAGGGCTACTTTTTTCACTGATAAACCTTCTTATCCTTGAAGCAAAATTGGGAGAATTCCTAAACATCAAATCTTCTTTATCTTCCCATTTATTTTTAACATAGCAAGCCTGTTCTTCTTTTCGTATTTCATCATTTACCATTTTTCCTTCGGGGTATCTAGTAATAATACTATATAATTTATTCAACCACCTCAAACAATCATCATCTTCAATGTCTATGTCTATATCCTCTATCTCTTTTATTTTACCTTGAGTAATGACTTCTTTGAGAATATCTTTCCACTTCACAGTAATCCCTCCGTCATTTTATCGTAAGAAATATTGACATAGTTGCATATCTCTTTTAGGACTTTAGATACTTTTTCTCTATTCTTACTAGCAAAATGAACAGTTTTCTGATTATAAGAAGAAATAGTATCAGATGGCTTGTCGAAGTCGCCTATCGCAGAATCAAGAGAAATAGCAAGAGTATCTCCATAATCCGAAGGATTATTAAACAACTCAAGCCTTACAATGCCTGTTCTACTATCAACATTGTATGTTCTTCTGTGCATATGGGGATTACTTGTTCGCACTCTTTTATTTTTGCGATAGTATTCCATAGAACTCTCAGTATTCTTATCTTCAAATTCAAAATTAATTTTATCCTCCCATAATGCCTTAATTTTACAGGCCGATTCTTCATCAGTTATTTCATTAAATAATACTTGGCTTTCAGGATGTCTTAGAATAATATTGTATAGTTTTTCTAACCACCTTAAACAATCATCATCATCTATGTCTATATCAATATCTTCGATTTCCTTAACTCTACCTTGAGTTATTGTTTCTTTAAGAATATCTTTCCAACTCAAAATATTCCCTCCGTTAATTCATCATATGATACATTCAGATAATTACATAATTCTTTAGTTTTTCTAATTGCTTTTTCTTTGCTCAGGCTCTCGGCTACATACCACTTGGACTTGCGGTTTTGTCTATTTGAAAGATAAAGTTCAACTTCAAATGTATTATCTATTTTATCAAGTTCTACTTCCAAAGAGACCGTTATTTTATGCTCTCTATTCCTAATTCTACCCCTTCGTTTTTTATGACGATTAAATTCATATTCAAAAAACTCAAGACCACCTTTATCTTCCCAAGTTTCTTTAACCTTACATGCAGTTTCTTCATCTATAATATCATCATAAAACCGATATACTGACGGCTCTCTTGCGATAATATCGTATAGTCTATTCAACCATCTTAAACAATCATCATCATCTATGTCTATATCTATATCCTCTATTTCCTTCACTCTACTTTGAGTTATAGCCTCTTTTAGAATATCTACCCAACTCATTCAAGTCCCTCCAACAAATTATTGTAATTAACATTTAAATAATCACATAGTTGTTTTAGAACTCGCTTAGTCTTAGATAAATCTTTACTAGTAAACACTAACTCAAGTCTTGGAAAATCTTTGGCATTTGATGCTTTGGTTATAACTGCACTTAAACTTATAACATATGGGTCAGTGTTATGTGAAGGTGTTAAATAAGGATAAGATTGATTCATTTCTCTATTAGTTACCGATATACCTACCATAACTTCTTTTTCATATTTATCTCGATTCGTAACAACATAACGGCCTTTGGCAACATACTCATATAACAAAGGGCTTTCCCATGCCGCTTTAATAGCACAAGCATCTTCTTCGTTTTCGATTGGTTTAGAATGCCCCTTTGCTATGTAAGACTCCGTTTTCGGATGTCTTGTAAGTATTTGAGTTAGTCGATTAAACCACCTTAGACAGTCATCTTCATCTATATCAATATCTATATCCTCTATTTCCTTAACCCTATTTTGGGCTATGGTTTCTTTAAGGATATCTTGCCATGACAATTCAATCCCTCAAATGATTAGACCAACTCTTAGTAACCCAATCAAAATCTTTAGGGAACGGAGCAAAGAAATCACCCATTATTTGAGCAAAGGTGTTAATTTCTATTGGGTATATTTTATCTTCTTCGGGTATATTTCTATCAATGACCATTCTTTCAATGACGCTAAGTTTAATCATGTCAGTAGTTAAATTTAGAGTATAGGTTATTTTAAACTGTTTATCAAGTAATAGTCGTTTAAAAACAGCCTTGACTCTTTTTTTCGTTTGCTCAATTTTAACCCTATCTATGTCTTTATCTAGTCCTTTACTAGATAGCCTTTCTTCTAAATCATTTCCTAATTCTTCCATAGCAGATTCAACAGTTTCTTTTACTTGCTTATAAGCATCATTAACAACCGTAGTTAAAATTTCTTTTATTGCCGCATTTTGTTCCGGAGTAAGTTTTTCAAACTGAGTATCTTCATCATCTTCTTCTTCCGATGCTTTAACTTCTCCTAAGTCTGCTATGTCCTGTAATTTCTTTTGGAAATTTTCATCTTGTAGTTTCATTTGATAACTCATTAGAGGTGCTGTTAGAGCCTCAAGTAATACTTCTTCTATTTTGGCAACTGATAAATATTCTTCTGTTTCTAACTCTCTAATGTATTTACTAGTTAAGTCAAATGCTGTTTGAACATAGAGTCCCCTACTTCTAACTTCTCTAGCCAACCTCTCTAGCACCTTTGCTAATTTATTCATAAACGGATTTCTTTCTTTTAATATATATTTCCAACTCATTTCTTACCACCTGTAACAAAACACTTCTTTGACTTTGCCTCTTTTTCGTCTACTTCTTTTGACTTTACATCAAACCACTTATCAAGATAATTGCACCTTGTCATATTACTCACCTAATCCTTTCTTCAATTCTTTCATTTCAGCAATGATTTTGCCATAGTTAGTGGCAAACTCAATCATATCTTCTTGTAGTGTTTTCTTTTCTTGGTTATAGACATCTTCAGGACTCTTCGCATCGGGGTATTCTTCTTTTTCATATTCAAAACTATCTTCAAATTCTTCTCTATCATCTTCACTTAGTTGTGAAAACGGAGTATCAAAAAATCCTAACCTCCGTCTAATATATTCTATTTGTGATTCTAGTTTTGAACCAATCTTTTGTAGTTCCTCTAATTTCTTTAAATTCGCCTTTCTTCTAACAGGCTCGGATTGCTTGGTAGGTCTTGAATAAAATTTACTGGTATCTATTTCATCAACCTTTCTTTTTTTAGGAATTTTAATATCTCTTCCCTTTAGTATATTTTTCCAACCCTTATCCCAAGTCATAATTAATCATTCCTAGTAAATGGGTTTTTTGACTTTGGCCTTTTCTTGGCATCCTTAGCCGCCTGTCTCATTGGCTCTTTTGTATCGCCATCTTTATCTAAATCTATAAAATCAGGCTTTGGTTCTTCTTCCTTTTTCTCAAAATTTAAATCAGTATCTATATTACTGCCATCTTCGAGCATCAATTTCTTAGCCGATTTAACATCTGCAATAGTCATCCCTAATGCACTAGCAATACTTTGGTCACTAGGTATTTCTCCCTCTGGGAATCTTTTCATTCTTTTATCTAAATACGCTCTTATTTTTCTAGCATTTAGAATGTTAGTAGTTCTCTTAACTTTCAGTATGTCTTGCCACGCCATATTATTCACCTAATAATCAAAATTTCTTTCGGGCAGTTCTCCCTGTCTAGCGGATAACATACTATCAATTATAGTTATACTTGGCCCTTCTTGGGAACTAGACTCAGTAACTTTAATCATACTATTACCTTCCAATCCCTGTTTTATCTGCTCTATATATTGCTTAGGGTCTGTATCACCTAATATTTCCTTACCTATGGTTAATACCCTATTATTGTAACTAGATTTCTCATGCGGTATGGCTCTAATTATAACATTACCTTGTTTTATATCCTTTAATGCCTGAGCCATTCCCTTTTCTAACAATTTCATAGCCGCCTTAGATTCTTTAGGCAACCTCATTCTTCTAAAAAAATCCATTATACCTTTTTCTATTTCATCTCGTTTTAGTATATCTTGCCATGTCATATTATTCATCCCTTGTATATTCAAAATCATATCTCATATCGCCTAAAACAGAACCAAATAGTTCGTTTTGCATCAATCCTTGTAATAGGTTATTCTTAACATAAGAATTTGCAGGTTCATAATCTTCTGTTCCATCAAGTAAGTTCATTACTTTCCTTTTTAATGATTCTTCAATCTGTTGCCTATTATAAAATTTTTGTCTTTTAGCAAAAACATAGTTTGGGGTAGCAAGAAACTCTAACACACCGTCTGATATTTTATCTACTTCTTCCATTAATTTTTCAATTACTTCTTCTGCTACTTTCTTTCTATCTCCACCGGAGACTGATACTTTCTTTTTTATCTCATCTTGCCATGTCATATTATTCACCTTTTATTTTAACTTCTACTGTATCCGGATTTTGAAACCTTAATCTTAGCATCATTTACATCTGCGTATGTTAGCGGTGCTCCGCCTTTTTGTTGGCTAATTTTGCCTAGTTCATATTCAAAATTATTTTGAACATTCTTATTTGATAAATTTTGCATATTTGCTAGCGTTCTTCTGTAAAAATCTTCAGCATCATTTTCATATCTTACTATGTTTTTTCTAATCATATTTTTCCATGTCATATTATTCACCTTAAATTTCTCAAAAAATGTGGCGGAATTTTTTTGGCACTAGCGAAAAATTTTCTTCTTTAAACTTTATATTTCCAGAATAAAAGTATATCATTTAAATCAGTTCCTTTGTTTGTTTATTATTTAATTAAATTGGTCTAATGTTTTAAATTCAAACTTTGGGTTAAGTATTCTATAAGTATTATTCTTTATCTTTTTAACTTCTAATAGTATTGCGTGTGCCTTTTCTACTTCATCTTTAGTATATTTTTCTTTATTTCTTTTAATTAAGTTCATATCTTTAATTAGCCCTTCTAAGATAGTATTTGTTTTTCTTATTATTTGAAGTAGTTCCATTTCAGTATTAGTATTATCCTGTTTGGATAATGCCATACTAGGTGTCATCTAAAGTGAGGCTAAACTAGCATTGTTTATAATAATTCCTTCAAAAAGAGGCTAATTTATTGTCTAAAATACAGACTTTTTGACTTAATCTTTAAATGAAAAATAAAAAAATTTTGGAAACAAAGCCATATGGTTGTGCTTTGCACAACCCTATACGATTTTTAAAAAAAGAAAAATGAGAAACTCCGGCTACTTGCCAAAATGATGAATAAATGCGTGATGCTTAGTCACCCGACATAGAGGTCGCCTACTTAACTAGTATTTTATTGCGACATTTTGTTTCGGACTATATTCTCCGGCTAACATTTTTCAAATTGGTTTTCACCTTCGTTTCTCAATAGTGTATATGGCCACTCAACCATTGGAATAGGGGACAGTTTAATTTAATACACAGGTAAACTGCCAAAGACTGTGGGTTGTCGGTCAATGCTTTTGCTCTAATAATTTAGGGCAAACATGAGTATTGAAATAAGAATCCGACATAGACTCAAAACCACAAAGTATGCAAGTGTAAATCACTTTCATTCTTCTTCCACACTCCTTAATTCGGGATGGTAGGAATACGCATAAGCCTTTAGCAATTCTAAGTCAGCATTCTCACTGACGATAGCCTTACACAAGACGAATAATTCATGCGCATGGTTTCTCATTCTTCCTCACTCCTAAATTGATTTCTTGCATCTCTTGTTTTGCTAACTATTTCAATATCGCACTCGCTTCTTGAACTGTTAATACATTCAAAGTTACAATTGATAGTAGGCGTAGGCAATACTCGAATGAAGGTCTCCAGTGCTTCTTCTACTCTTGCTTGAATAAAACCCATAGCAAAGTTAGGTATTTCGGTTAGTGCTTCTTCAATATCAGTAGTTCTCATTACTGATTCAGCCGAATGCTCTAATGAAAAATCCAAATCAATAGATTTGCTGTAACTATGAAACCAAACTGAAACAGTCATACCTATTCCACTCTCTCCGTAATCAAAAACAATTTCATGATTAGATGGTATAACATGCTTTAGCCCATTAGCGAGAGTGTCGCCAAATACTAGCCTTCTTTCAGTAGGTAGAATCATTTCTTCAACATCTCCAATAATAGATTCTGTTTTAACCGACATATTTGGATATAGGTCACGCATAACATTTACTACGGCATTTGCTGTATGTTGCCAATCTAGAGGCTCGCCTTGAGGAGTATCTTCATCTAGCATTACTTGATATACATACTTCTTATCTTGTTTAGTATGAATACCATAATACTCGATATCTCTATCCTCGTTACAGGTAGTAAAGATTTGATTATCTTTTAGGTAGTTATAGAATAATGCTTTGTCATTATCTGTAAAGGATTCTCCAATACTATAGGTCAGGTTAAATGTTCGTCTATATGTTACCGACATGTTAGTATATCTAGCGGTTTGTTTAAGGTAATCGTATTCCAAAGGAATCCTCTTACCATATGGTAATGCTTTGCATTACTTAAAATCGGACAAAAATAAAAAAAAGCGTCGGGAGACTAGAGTATTTCATCTAGTCTCCCGATAGGGGCGACGAGTGGTAGTGAATCTAATCACTCTTCTTTGGCAACCTCCGAGTCACTAACTTTTAGAGGTGGTGCTTCGACAATAGGTAAACCATCGTCATCTGCTCCGCTAAATCTGCCTTCTTTGAATGCTGTAACCATGTTACGCATACAATGATTTTCAACATAAGTTGCTATATCATTAATGGTTTCATAGTTACCGCCTCTTCGACCTAATCCCATGTAGAATGTGTTTAGTAGTATAGTTATGACATTAGTAGGCAACGATACAAATGCATCTGTTACTTGAGTCATCGCAGTCTCGGCAATAACCTGTAAATCGGTAGGCAAGACTGAATCTCGTCCAATTCTCGCTTTTGGGAAATCATCCCATCTTTTGCCGTTATCTCGAAGAACTCCCCAACAAAGCGTTAGTTCGTCTTGCTTTTCTTCATCAGTAAAATCATCGTCATCTACAACTGAATCACCTAATTCAAGTTGCATCTTAATGATATTACCTCGCTTTCCTCTTTTTTCCTTAGCCAACCAAGCGTGAACTTGAGATGACAATTTCATCCAATTCTCTATCTTCATTTTTTCAACTCCTTATTTGAGTCACTACCACTCGAAGCACTAGTAGTATGCATGGTTCTATCATAGGTTCAAGGTATGCAAAGCAACCATATGGTTGTGCTACTTTGTCTAAGCGGGGAGGTGAGGGGCTAAAAAAATTAAAAAAATAAAAAAAAGAATGCGGGAGAACCGAAATTAATCAGTTCTCCCGCAGGGGGCGACAGAGGGAACAAGCGAGAATCACTCATTAGACTCCTCTAATTTGGCATTAGCGGCCTCTTTCTCCTCTTTGGTTGGTGGTGGGGTCATTTGTGGTAGTTCGTTCTTAATGACCCAGTTACCGTTTTTGTCGAGTATTGCTCGACCATCATCAATTGATGATTCCATGTTTCTTACGGCTACATCAACTAGATAGTTGGCAACGGCTTCAAAGTTTGAATAAACTCCACCGGTGCGACCATGTGGAAGATAGTAGTTGCAGAACATAGCCTGTAGTTCAGTAGGGATTGCCAATAAAGCACTCAAGTATGCTTGGGAAGAAGTAGTCATTGTAACCCGTAGATTTGTAGGGTATTTGTCGTCCCTTCCCATTCTCGCTTTGGGGAATGGTGGTGCTTCCTCTACTTT